CCGTTACATTCCACAAATCTTTTTTTCCTTCCGTCATATGACAGTTGTGTTTTTTTCCAGTTCTTTTTCCGAACTCCACAATCATATCATTATGACGATTACGAATAAGATGGGGACATTCTTTACAAGGTTTTTTCATACAGTACAAAAGTACTAAATTAAAATGATTTTGACAAATATTTATTGTCATGAAAGTTTTAATTACAGAATCTCAATTTATTACTTTGTTTGAGGATATAAATCCTTCAGGTGAAGCAATTAAGAACATATGTGATTCTGAAAAATTTTGTAAAGCTCAAGGTAGAATAACTTTTGGTCAATTAAAAGCTATTGTTGATTCGGCAACAAGAAAACGAATTTTCACTCATCTAGGTGAAGGTGGTTATAAAGCAACTTTAAGATTATTACCTTGGTTCATTCCACAATTGTTACTTGTAGGAGCCGCGGCTTCTATAACAAGAGCAATTAACAAAATAATTAGACCTGCATTAGAGGATACCGAAACCTACAAGACTTGGTGGGGTAAAGCAATAATGAAATCTTTCGATGTTGTTGAAGGAGAACTTGGTGTTGAGGACCCTCTATCTAAAATATTTTTTATTTCTGATGGATTAATGACTCTAATGAATGAAAAATACAAAGTTAAATTTGCTAAATACATATCAGAAATTGCAAGTCAAACACCTGATGATGAGGTAGTTCCTGATTACTTTGTTGAGAATGAACTTAGGAATTGGTTAAATGAGAAATTTTTACTTGACCCTCCTTTACCACCAAAAACTAATTAATATTTAAAGGGAACTGTCTAACACTGATTGAATTAATTTTTATTGGTTCTTTTTTACTAAACCATTTTTTTTCTGATTTTACAGTTTTCACCGCACAATCTGATAAATTTTGTATCATTTTAGAAGTTATTTCTTCTAAATTATCAGTGCTAGACAACTCAATATTAATTGTTATAGTCTTAAACTTCTTTTTCATTGACCTGCATCTATATTTACAATCTCATCCACATGGTGGTCTTCTCGTATTTCTGATTTAACAGGTCTACTTTTTAGAAGTGGAACACACTCACGAATTACGTGATATGGTCGGAAATCAGGGTGACCATCCATTCCCACGTCCATACGTTGACCAACCCCAAATCTTTTATTTGTAGGTAGGTGACAGTGACCGTGTAGGTGCATTATTCCTTTGTTAAGACCATCCCAAGAACTGATTGGGTAGTGCATTAAACGGAAAGTATACCCCCCAACCACAAGAGTATTATAATGTTCTACTGATTTGAACAGTCCTTGAATTCCTTCACGGTTTTTTTCAATGTGATGGTCATGGTTACCAAGAACAAGGTGAATGTTTTTACAAACAATTCGGTCCCAAAATTCTTTAATAGATTCAAATCCACCAAAAGACCAATCACCAAGACAAATCAATATATCATCTTGCATTACAACCTCGTTAATGTTATTAACGATAGTTGCGTTCATTTTATCCAAATCAAGAAAATCTCTTGTTTGTTCAATAGGAATTCCCCCATTTTGAGTCCTCCAATTAGTTACACCACGACAAATATTTTTGTGGTTGTAGTGTGGGTCCGAAAAAATCCACACGTCAGGAAAACGTCCTTTATTATTTGAAGGTATTTTAATCATATCGCAAATCTAACTCTTTTTTTTGTAAAAACCAATCAGGGACCTCTCTATTTTTCCAAGAAACAATTTCTGACTTGGCACCTTTGTAATAATTTCGGTATGACCCAATAACGTCATTACCAAGTTTAAATTCATCACCCATTGCTAATGGTGGGGATGTAAAATCAATATCGTGAATATTCGGTCTGTTCTGTAAACACCATTCAATCACCTCAATTGATTTATGTTTTTTACCATAACGGTATGTATATTCTTCACCTAAAGCCAAACCTAATTCACATAAATAAAGGTAGTTGGATAATGACGACCTCACCCATATTGAGCATGGGTGGTTTTTATGTGATAACTTATATGGTGCAGTCCCACCTGTAACATGATGAGCCGAACATAAAAGTTGTGCGGTTTCCAATATCATCTTGACAACATGTTTGTCACAATGATACTCCGCACACTTTTTAACATCAAAATCCAAAAAGAAAATATTCATACCACAAATATACAATTTTTTTTTAAACCGTGTGCTCAATTTGCACTCTAACACAATTTTGTGGTAAACGATTAAGATGACGGTAGTTATTTATATAACCCATCATATTCGCACTACCGATAGCATTTGCCGAATGAACAACAACATCAACTAATGGTTTACCGTCCATCCATTGATTAACCAACCATTTAGTACAATCCATCCCTGTCTTTTCAGTAATGTTGTCATAATTAATTGTGTAATTTTTAGTTACTCCGTACAACCATTCATTCATAGCACTGTCCCCTAAATCATGGTCCAAGGAAATTAGTTCAATGTTTTCTAATCCGATTGAATTTATTTTCTGAACAAACTCATCATATGAGCGGACAACAACCCAATTTTCTTTGTCTACGGGTGTTCTTACGTCATCCAAGTATATTCTTTTCTTTTTCATATTCTGATTATAGTCTAATTTTATTATCAAAACAATATTTGGTAATATAATTTTTTAAATTTTTAATTGCATCTTTAAAATCCATTTCTTCGAAATCATTCGGCCATCTTTTATGTTTTTCATCTTCTTCCATCATAGATGAACAACTCTGTTTAATTTCGGAAATTAACTGTTTTAATATTACAGTTTGGTCAATTACCTGAGTATTTTCAACAACTTTATCCTCAAGCTCTTGAGCGTATTCAATTAACTCTTCAACAGGACCCAAATCCATTAGATGTTCGTTACCTCTGAATATTTGATTTATTGATTTCATAATTTCAAATACAAATATAATAAAATTTATTCAAATAAAAAACCCCACCTATAAAGATGGGGAATCAAACATATTGGTTTGTTGGAGCCACTGACAGGAATCGAACCTGCAACATCTTGATTACAAATCAAGTACTCTACCTATTGAGTTACGAAGGCGTTTTGTGGTGTGGGAGGGAATCGAACCGCTCGGCACAAGGTGTTTCAAACCTCTGCTCTACCTACTGAGCTACCGACACCATATTATTTTAAACACACTCTTTGGCTTTCTACTTCCAGCTCCGAGAAATTGTATATAACTTAGCCCACCTCACCGCTGTATGGGAACCAAAGTTTATGTGTTTATTGTACCCAAGGTGGGATTCTAACCCACACGCTCTGAGAGCACTTGTTCCTAAGACAAGTGAGACTACCAATTCCTCCACTCGGGCAAATATTGTTGGTACGATGGGATTCGAACCCATAACCGTGACGATATAAGCGTCGTGCTCTCACCATTGAGCTACGTACCAATACATCTACCAAGGGGTTACTTGGATTTACGATTGATAGTACTCGGGGCGGGATTCGAACCCCCAATGTCGTAGACCACTGATTTACAGTCAGCTAAGCAACCGTTGCTCAACACTCCCAAGTTAGGAAATCAGAAGATGGTTGAGTGGACATCTGATTTTACGATTGGCATTACTTTGGTGTATATCTTCCAACTCCGATGATACTGACCGATATACACTCTCGTGTCATTAGCATCACCCTTCCCCAATCAACCTATATTTTTAATTTTGTGCAAACGCCTTGTCCGCCCAAGTTTTTGCTCCCATTCTACCCCAAAGTTCCATGTCACACATGTCAGGGAAAGATTCTCTCATAGTTCCAACAGTCAACACATCCAAAAACCCTTTGTCGATTGAGTTCCATTTACCACCTTTGAGAGTGTAAACGTTCACCCAATTCCCGTATTCGTTTTTCACTTGGATGTTAACTAATGTGTTTTTTTTGTATCCACGGATAACACCTTCCGCAGTTCCTTTAGTGTCATGGATATTAATAAAACCAGCTCTACATTTACCAGCAATACGGAACTCATATTCTTTATTGGAATCCTTCAAATGGTTAGAAACCATTACAGAAATTTTTTTACCTTTTACAACGGTATTGAAGTTTCCGTAGAATACGTCTCCTGCCATTGTTCCTGTTGTTACGTTGATGATTGTAGATGTCATGGTGTATAGTTTTAAATTGTTTGTTTGACAAAGATACAACTTTTTTTCCATTCCCACAACATTAACAATGAAAAATATTTTATTATTACAATACCCATTATGTAATTTTTGAATATTTATACATATATGAAAAAGAAAGTAAGACTTACTGAAAGTGAGTTAACGGAGTTAATCCGTAAACTTGTTAATGAATCTCAATCCGAACCTGAAGTAGAGGAAGGATGGTTAGGTGACAAACTTAGAGATGCTGGTAGGGGTATTAAAAAAATTACCACAGGTAAAGACACTCCACCACGAGAATATTTTATCGATAATATATTAAAAATAGAAGATGAGATGGAAGAAAATCCTGAAGAATTTGTTGACTATAACAATTGGGATGTGATTAGGCAACGAATTATGGATAAAGCATCTGATACTGACTATACAGGTAAAATAACCAAAAAAATGACTAAATCGGGTAAATATAAAATATTTTACGAAATTTAAAATATTTATAATAAAATAAAAAAAGAAAAATCAAAAACGTAATGAAAAAAGTTATAAGATTAACAGAATCAGATTTAATGAGAATTGTTAAACGAGTTATTTCTGAAAATCAAAGAGAACAAATGAGATATGGTAATAGGTCTTCAAGAAGACAATATAGTAGATTAAATGAATCAGAATTAAATGAAATGTTTGGTTTCAAAGAAAAAATCATGTCCGCAATTGATAAAGCTAAAAGTATCGCGGCAAGAGTAACTTCAAAACTTAGAGATGAGTTTGATGATGAAGAAGCTCAAGAAGGTTTAGACATTTTAAAAGATAAAGCAGGTGTTTCTAATTTTGGTAAAATTGCGTCAACTATCGAGTTAGGTACAGAAGAAATCTCCGACAGAGAGGCTGAAAAATTAGGTCAAATGGCTAACCAAGAACCAAGTGGTGAAATGGCTGAAGGTTTTTGGGCTGATACAGGTAAAAGATGGTTAGCCAGATTTATGGGTCTTATCGGAATTCCTTCAGGTGTTGCGGCTAGTATTATTGGTTTTGGGGCAATGGGGTATAATACTGGTTGGGCAAGTAGTGAATTTTTAACTAGAATGCACTTTTTAATTGACGGTGCCGTTGGTAACTATGGAGGTCCTTTATCGGTTCTCACTTTTATGATTTCAATATTCTCAATTATATTTGTTGTAGCCAACTGGAACGCAGGTAAAAAAAGTAGTAGATAATTATAAAAACTATTAATATTAAAAAAGAGGATTTAGGTCCTCTTTTTTGTTTCCAAGATATCCTCAAGAATTCTAATACGAAGTGAGAATAATTTGTATAAATCATTTTCAAAAACTTTCGATAGTATCGGATAAACCAAAATCCAATATAAAAAATGTACAACTGCGGTTGACATTATATATCCAATAGTTAACTCACCCATAATCAGTCTAACTAAAACCAACATTAAAGTTAAAGTAGCAATGAATTCAAATCCTTTAGTGGTGAATGTTCTAAAAAACTTATGTATAAAGATTGCAAATTTAATTCTTGTAACTGAATAACCTTTATATACATTAAGTTCATTCATAAATTTATTGTAGTCTTTCATTTTTTTATATTTTATGATTTTAACACTTTATAATCAATTTTAGTTAAAGATTCAATACCAGTTTCATTAATTTTGTCAAGAATAAAATCAATAGTTAAGTTTTCACTTACAAATTCATCAAACAAAGGTTTAAATTCCCCTTCGGTCAAAGTCTTGTTCATATTAATTTGTCTCAGCACACTTTGTGTAATATCCGAAAAATGAACTAACACTTCATATTTTTCAAACAGAATAAACAATTTTTTATTTTTGATTTCATTTAAAAAAGTATACAAAATGTCATGACTTTCTTCATTTTCACAAAATGCAATCTTGTTAAAGTCTTCACTTGTTAGAATATCTCTCATTTCACTGAAGATAGTATCTTCCATTTCACCATCTACAGGTTTTCCCACAATAAAAAATCCCACCTGAGTCATAACTTTTATTATTTAATTTTACTTTTACACTCAAAACAAAGTTCTTCTCCATGGCCCTTCGCTAACGCACAACCATTATTATCACAGTGGTCCAAACCTAAAGTATGTGCGTATTCGTGAACTAAAGTTCTTTTTAATGTTTTAGTTCTAACAATTATAGTGTTACCATTAATTCTTGCACATCCTTTTATACTTTTATCGGTTTCAGTCGACATCATTTCATCATTAGTCACATAAATAACTTTTTTACCTGAAACTCTTAAATGGTCAAGAGCTTCGTGGCCTTTAATCACGTTTGAACTGTAATATTTGTCGTCTAACATAACAGGACTCTCGATAGTACAGTGCGTGTTGTAATATCCTTCGATTACACTTTCAGCTCTTAACAAATCAGAGTGACTAAAATTACCTAAACCTTTTATATAAACAATGTTACCCAAATCATCATAGGTATTCATACTTGTAGTCTCAATAGGTCTTTGTTTAAGCAAGTCACCCGTGATTATGGATGAATAATCCCAATTATGTTTTTCTAAGTATTCATAAAGGCCACCAATAACAATCATTACCAATGCCACATATACAACGTCTTTTAAGAATGAGTAAGTTTTCATATCACAAAGATACAATAATTTTTTAATTGCGTGGTATTGTTCAGGAATATTTTTCTTCCCAAATAGACATTTCTTTCAGATAAGATTCGTATTCTTCTGAATTAATGAAATCTTCGTGAATTTGTTGGTGTATATCTTCCATATTTTAAAGTTGTAGTCCTGCCAGGATTCAAACCTGGAGTCTACTCATTAGAAGTGAGTTGCATTATTCAATTATGCTACAGGACCATTTAATTAAATTTTTTTGACCTCGTACTTATGACCTGAATCAGAATTAGTTTCAAAAATATCTTTCATTTTTGTCGCTTCTTCTATAGAATCGAATTCCCAAATTTCAGTATCTGTATTTAATAATATAACGGGTATCCTTTTTTTATCGTCACCCATTTTAACATGTTTGATTATAACGTACATATTTTTTTAATAATAATAAGATAAAAAATATTATAGGTCAAATACTAAAACCACCCTTTCTTCTTTGACTATTACCAAATATATTAGGACTGTTACCTTTTCTTTTTGGTTTAGTTTTAAACATTTCCCTTTTTAACTTTGCGATTGTATCTTCTTTTAATATTATTGGTTGTTCTTTTGGTTTTGGAATTATTTGTTGTTTAATAGAATCTTTTGGGTTGAAGATTCCTTTATTATTCACAACATTAATTTTATCATAATTAATCGGTATTGTTTTTTCAATGGTTGGTGTTAATTTTTTATGATTATTCTCATCAAAAATTTCATCAAGTATTTGTTTATTAGTTTTAGTCTCAACCCGCTCTTTAGGTACTGGAATTTCATTAATTATTTTTAATTTTTCATAAGAAGGTAATGAATAAATATATTTTGCGGTACGTCCTTGTAGGGTTTTATCACCAAAGGAATTATTATCACTATATGATTGTTTGTCATGCCAATTATATATGTATAATGGTTCATTAATGTAGTGGAAATGTTCTTCCCCTGACATCTCTAACATAGGTATACCTATCCCTAAATCACAAGCGGCTTTAAAATATTCACCATCAAATTTTAAATGTTTATCATTTATTGACCTAAATAAAAATGCTCTATATGACCTCATATGTGAAAAATTCCAAGAAGTTTTTCTTGCTTTTTCTGGATTAGGTTTACCGTAATTACCAAGTCTACCTTTATTATCGGACCATCTTGTACCACAAATCCAAATATCATTATTTGAAAATACCTTATTAATTAACCCTAAAACATAATTATCAGATAACCTATCATCCCCATCAATCTCAATTATAACATCGTTCCAATTTATTTTGGGGTTATCCTTAATAACATCTATAAAATTTTTTGTCTTGTATTTTTTATTTTCATTTTTGATTAAGATAAATCGTTTGTCATCCCCGATAGCGTTTTTTGCTACTTCATAAGAATTGTCGGTTGACATATCATCAATAAAATATGAGACAAAATTGGTATAATATTGGTTTTTTAATGATTGTATGCACTCTTTCACATATTTTTCACAATTCCAAAAAGTTGATATTGTAACTATTTTCATAAATTTTAAACTCTATATTTATAAATAGGGTAAGATAACTATTATTTATCTTAATCATATATTAAAATATGGAAAAAAAAACATTTACAGTACCAAAACCAAGAGTTTTTCATGTTATTCCGTGGAATTCAGAAAAAAAGATTGGCAAGTCATACAATGAAATAATGAATCTAATTGATGACAACGATTGGTGTTGCTTTTTAGATGGGGACGCAGTACATACCACTCCATTTTTTGGTAAATATATCGAGGAGGTAATCCAATCTAATCCCGAGTATTCACTCCTTACTTGTTATACCAACAGGATAGGTTGTTTTTATCAGTTAGCTCCGAATGTCAATAAATCCTCAAATGACCAAAAATATCATAGAGAATTTGGGGAAAAATTATGGAACACGAATAAAACCAATGTATTAGATATTACTGATAAAACTCTACTAAGTGGAGTTATAATTCTAATTAAAAAATCTTCGTGGGAGCGGGTAGGTGGTTTTAAAGAAATAGGTATGTTGGGTGTTGATAATGATATACACTTAAGATTTAAAAATGCAGGACTCAAAGTCGGTTTAATGAGAGGTATTTATGTCCAACATTGGTATAGAGGTGGGAATATGAACGATAAAAAACATTTATTATGAAATTAATTAGTTTTTACTGTGATGTAGATGGAGGTGATTTTTATAAAAACTCATCAAAAAATTTAATTCAGGATTGTATTGAATTTGGTATTGATTACTACATTGATGAATATAATTTTGGTACTTCATGGATAGATAATGTTAGGGCGAAGCCAACTTTTATAGTTGAGATGATGGAGAAATTTAATCAAGATTTATTATGGTTGGATATTGATTGTAGAATCAATAAAAATATAGACTTCCCAATTGATTCTGATTGGTTAGTGGATTTTAAAAAAAATGGCTCCCCTCATGATTATGTACATATAATAAAAAATACGAAAGAAAATAAACAATTTTTATTAGAATGGATTAAGGAGATTAATGAAACTAAATCAGGTTCCCACTCTGCTTTTATGAAGATTTATAATAAAATAAACGTCAATAAAATACCTTTTGGATATTTTACATTAGGTTTATCAGATATTGACTCCAAAAAAACATACATAAATGGAAAATAATTTTGACTCATCAAAATATGATGATAAATATTATAATTGGTTTGTAAAAAACACTAAAGATTATATTAAAACCACTATGGATTGGTTTATTGATACATATAAACCAAAATCAATAATTGATTACGGTTGTGGTATTGGGGCTTATTTAGAGTCAGGTTTTAACAAAGGGGTTGAAAGACTTCAAGGGTTTGATATAAATGGTGAGATTTTAAAAAAATATACAAACCCGTTAATAGGTAAGTTTATAACTTATACCGATTGTACGGAAAAAATAAATACTGATAAGTACGAATGTATAATTTCAATAGAAACTGCGGAGCACATTAATCCATTAAAAAGTGAGGTGTTTGTCATGAACTTAATTAATTCTGCAGATGAAAATTCATTAATTATTTTTTCCGCCGCACAACCAGAACAAAATGGGACAGGTCATATAAATTGCCAAACCAAAGAATTTTGGATTGAACTTTTTAATACCTATGGTTTTGGCGTGGATTCCCAAGTGACTAAGGAGGTTTCTGAAAAGTGGAAAACTTTAAAAGCTCCAAAATACGTGTATAATAATCTAATAATTTTTAAAAAAGATGACTTATAAAGTTTGGTGGATGGTAGGTGAAAAAATTCATAATTTTGGTGATGTATTAACACCAAAATTATTCGACCATTACTCAATAAAATACGAATACACTAAAGAAAATTATAATTTAATTTCTATTGGTTCAATTGCGAATAAAGCAACTGAAAATTGTTTAGTTATTGGTTCAGGTTCCGCGTGGGAAAATGGTAAATTAAACCCAAAAGCAATATGGAAATTTGTTAGGGGACCTATTACAAGAAATTTAGTGTTAAAAAATGGGGGGGAATGCCCTGAAATTTATGGTGACGCAGCATTATTACTTCCTAATTTTTGTGATGAAAGTAAAAAAAAATACGATTTAGGTATAATACCGCATATGAAAGAGTATCATAAAATTAAAGAAAAATACCCAAATCATAACGTAATTAACTTAAATAACCCAAACCCTTTAGAAGTTGTTAAACAAATTACGGAATGTAGACAAACTATATCAAGTTCTTTACATGGTTTAATTTGTTCACACGCATATGGTATACCATCCGCATGGGTCAAGTTTTCAGACATTATAATTGGTGATGATACAAAATATAAAGACCATTTTATGTCTATTAATCTTACACCAACCCTATCAACTATGGAAAATCCTAAATTTACTTACCAAAGTAATATAAATACCTCTCAAATAGAGTCGATAATAAAAGATTTATAATAATTGTGGAAATAAATTTTTCATCAAAACAAATTAAAGACGAAGTTTTAAAATCCTTGTTAAATAGAAAACCATTATTCATGTTAAGGATGGGTGATGGAGAAATGATTTTAGCCAATTACGATAAAAATAATACAAGTAAAAATGATGATAAAAGGATAACTAAATTCTCAAAAAAACAGATTGGTAGAAGGTTGACAAATGATGAAATTAATAACACACAAATTAATTTAATTAATTCAGTACTGAAATGTAATATACTTGGATTACCAACTGAAAAACACATTATAAAAAATAGTTTATGGTCCGATTTAATCACCTATTATGAAAAAATTAAGGATGATAACCCTACTAATTGGATTGATAAAAATTATTGTACGATTAATTCTCATTTTGAGTTAGTCGATAATGGTGATTTATTTGAAATTTTTGAGTCTATAGATAGCATTGTAATTGTTAGTTGTAGAGATGTTAAAGATAAAATTAAAAAAAGATTCCCAAATATTAATCATGTTGAGCAATATTTAATACCTGGAGAACAAGTATACGAAGAAGTATTAAACAATAATCTTGACATATTTGAGGAAATTAACAAAATAACAAAAAAATTAAACTCTGTAGATAGGTCGGGACAACTTTTAATTTTTGGAGCGGGCGCATTTGGTAAACATTTAGGGTTTGTATTTTCAGAATTAAATGGGGTTTCTTTAGATTTAGGTAGTGTTTTTGATTTTTTTGTCGGGAAGATAACTAGGGGTCCTGGTAAAGGTAAAACCTCTTACATAAAACCTGTTTTATAATAATGAAGACAATAATTTATAGTGCAAATATTGGGGATTACGATAATTTTAATAACCCCGTGATTTATGATAAAAATGTAAGATATATATTATTTACTGATAATAAATATATTAAATCAGATGTGTGGGAAATTTGCCATACTGATTTGATAAATGAGACATTAGATAGTCGAAAATTGGCTAGATACATTAAAGTCAATCCTCATATTGTTCTTCCTAAACACGATATAAACATATGGATTGACCATTGTTTTATACCAAAATTTACTAACGTAAATGAACTTTTTAAAAAGATGGAGTTTACTAAAGATAAAAATATTATGATATTTCCTCATAGTTGGAGAAAATGTATATATGAGGAGTCAAAAAAAGTGTTAGAACAAAAACTTGATTCTAAGCTAGTAGTCGAGAATCAAATGTTAAAATATAGAGAAGAGGGTTTTCCTAAAAATTTTGGTTTATTTGAAACAGGGTTTATGGTTAGAAGGAATGTTGATAAGGTTAATGAATTTAATAATATATGGTGGAATGAGATTAATAATGGTAGTGGTAGAGACCAATTGTCTAATATGTATGCAAGTTGGAAAACTTCATTGGTTGTTTTTCCCATAAAATACGGTGAATCCACTTACAAAAACCCATTTTTAGAACCAAAAACCAAACATAATGTAAAACTCACTTTTTAATCTCTTGTTAAGATAATTATCTTTGTTTATATTTAAAAGAAAAATTATTTTGAAAGATATTATGGAAAAAGTATTAGTTTTAAATTCGGACTATACTCCTATAAATATAACTACAGTATACAGAGGTTTTAATTTAGTGACAAAAGGTAAAGCAGAAATTTTAAAATCTTCTGAAAACCCAATTATTGCAGGTGCAAATAAGTTTGTTAGACCTCTAATAATTAGACTACTAAACTATGTTAGACATAGAATTCACAAATTAAAAATTAACCGTCATAGATTATTTAAACGAGATAATCATGAGTGTGTTTATTGTGGTAGTAAAAAAAACTTAACTGTTGACCATACACAACCTAAATCTAAAGGTGGTTCAAATACTTGGCAAAATCTTGTCACTTGTTGCGGTACTTGTAATCGACAAAAAGGTGATAGAACTCCTGGAGAAGCCAATATGAAGTTAAGGTTTAAACCTTATGAACCATCAATATTTTCTGAAATTATAAATTCAAATGTAGAACATATTTGGGAAGACTTTAAGAAGTCATTTAGTTAAAAACAAAAAGGTGTCTTTCGACACCTTTTTGTTAGATTTGGAATACCCCCTTTCTTTTATTGGTTTATCCCATACGAGAACTACCTCGTAGGTTTCTTAAGTTAGACTCAGAGCTCCTTTTTTCATTGTATCCGCTGCTGAACCCATCTTATCTTTAATTCCTCCAAGTAACGGACAAACTAAATCACCGATTGCGGTTTCAATGACTTGACCGAATTTGGTATCTTCCAACATTTCTACAATACCATTTCTTAAAATATCATAGAACGGTCCCGTTAGACCTTGTTCGTTTTTATATTTGTTAACTGCACCTTCCACTATTGACTTAGTTAAAACATCACTTAAATAGTTACATTCCGTTAATCTTGTAATTTCACCAATTGGAACGTTACCAACCGCAACAATAATAATGTTAGCCATCCAACCATTAGGGTCCATTGGTGTTAATTTTTCAATTAACCATTTGGCGATTGACTCTTTAAAATATTGTAACGTTGAGTCGGCAGCCGTACCAAACAAACCTTTTAATATATCAAGGAAATTCTCATTTATTAATTTTGAATCGTATCCTTGTGAGTTAAGGTAAGCCATTTCCATCATTAACTCATTGAAAAACTTTTCTTTCTGAGATTTTGTTTTTAGAGTTCTATGTTCAGAAATTAACTTAATTCTACTGTTAATTATCTTACTCTCACCCAAGCCGATTTTTTTTTTGGTTCGCTTGATATCAAGCAAACTTTCTCGGATTAAGTTTCTAAGTTCCCTATCTCGATGACTTTCTCTAAAAGTTGTTCTGGTTGCACCACTACCCAAACTATAATCAGTTTTACCTTTAACCGCATTCACTTGTAATTGGTTTCTAAATAGTTTTTCATCAACACCAAATAAATAATTATATTTAGTACATTGATTAACCGCTCCTTTATATGCCTCAATATTTTGAGGGTCGATTTGAGTACCTAATTCGTATGCCTTTGCATATGCCTGTAATAATGGTTTACATTTTTCTTTTTTTGTTTTCTCATCAGGAGATTGGGTAACTCCACTATATGCGTCATATATAGCTTTAACAATATTTTCACCTGACAAATCTTCCTCCATCATATGAACAAACACATCGGTTGGTGAATTTTTAAAATTTGCGGACGTTGCAGGGTCAGTTTTTAGATTTTTTTGAGTACATGTTCTTTCTTTACCTGGAGGACATGGACCTTCTTTCCATAAACCATTCGATGATTTTAACCAAGCATCTAAACCACCAATACTCCTTTCTGCTTGAGCTTGAGATACTCCACCCGCTTGATACCACATCATTACAGGACTTTCTCTCTGAGCTTCAATCATGGTAGCAATAGCGTTAAATCTACCTGTTTTATCGGCTTTAACGTAACTATCAATAAAATCTTTTAATTTAATAGGAATCCAACCAGTTTTAACTGAGCTAGGGTCATTCATACCATCAGCCCAAAATTTAAGTTTTGGTTGACCTCCTGGAGGTGTTTCTAAAGTTATCAATTGTTGGATTAATGCGGTCGCTTCTTTACTTAATTGGGGATTTACACTTGGTAATAAATCTGAACATGATTTTACCGCGTACCATAAAGTTTCTGAACCTTGTTTGTTGTTTTTTAACAATTCACTAGCATTGTCGTTTGACATATAAACAGTCATTTTACCTGTTTCGGCATTAGGTTGGGTAACAAGTACTTTTTTATAATAACCGACAGGTTGTTTAGCGTCAAACATTACCACTGTTTGTTTTTGTTGTCCAGGAATCATTATGTTTGTTAATAATTTTCCTGTTGACGGGATACAACCATAAGAACATGCCAATGTCCAATTAGTTTCACCATAAGCGTCTCTACATTCAGATTCTTTGTTAACTAATGCCTCATTTAACATTCGTTTAACATGTTCCCTACCTGAAGATTCAGATAACATTTTTCTTAATCTATTCTCAAATCTTATATTTTTCATATATATATTTTTTATTTTTTAAACAAAATTCTCAATTGAGCCCGACTCTCCTCCTGTGTATACAGTAGTTGTTGTTGTAGTTGATGAGGATGAACTACCTCCACAATTAGCAACAATTTTATCATAATCAGATTGACTTAATGGCATACTATAACCTTTCGCTTTAATAGCACTTGCGGTTTTAGGACCTAATTGACCATCGGCTCCAATACCTAAACATTCTTGTACTTTTCTAACATCACTTGATTTACAACCTTGTTTAAGAGGGAATCCTGAACAAGGTGTATATCCACCTCCACCACCTGTTCCGCCACCTGTTCCGTCACCACCACCTGTTCCTCCACCATCTTCTTCATCCACAACTCCTTCACATGACATAGTGTATTCTTGACCTTCAATTGAGATAACAACACCTACACCTGGAACTTCAGACCAAGTTCCTGAATATCTACCATTACCTGTCACAAATTTCTTATCGTCATAAAATTTACCACCACCTGCTCTATCAATAGCATCAACTCCTGTGTCAGAGATAATAACTGACCCGTCCCCACTATTAACCATTTGCTCAAAATCTTCTTGAGGAATATTTTTACCAATACAATCAGGGAAAGGTGCTGAACCTTCATCCGTCCACCATTTATATACTAAATAAAGACCACCCGCAATTAAAAGGTATTTAAATATTTTAGTTCTACTAAAACCTACCATGGCCTTTTTAAACTTTTGCCAATTTGTTTCTCCTTTTGGTGTGTAGCTTCGTTTTTTTACTCTTGGTTTTGTTGGTTTTTTTACATTTTTACCTCTACCAACACCTCCTTTTCCAGCGGTTTTAGTTGTTTTTCCAACGTTTTTACTTGTTTTACTACCCACTTTACTAACAGTACTTTGAACTCCACTACCTGCGGCTGAACCTGCAGCAACTTTATTTGCCGATTTGGATACATGTTTTCTTGCAATATCATCCGCAATGTCGGCAGGAATACCTTTTTTCTGTAATAATTTAGAAATCCCTGCTTCACCTTTTCCTGCCGCAATAATTTTATTAAAGTTTTTTATATTATCGGCGTTTTTTAACATGTCAGCCGCTAATGCGTTTTTAACATTTTTAGCGGTATTCGGACTTTTCATTAAACCCATCTTAAGTTCTTGTCTTGCAACATCGTCAAGAACACCACCTTTTTTTAAATGTTTTAATATGTCATCAGCACTCGAGAATTTACCAATCTTACCTCCAGCACTTCTAACAACATCATCTAATTGTGTTTTTATCGCCACTTTAGCCGCGTCATCAGCACTGTTTAATGCCACTCTTGCCGCGTCATCAGCACCACCCAGTAAAGATTTTAAAATTTTATCTCCAGCCCCTTCAGACAAAACTAATCTATTATAGTTCTCTACTAAAGACTTTTTATGTTTATTTTGGATTCTAATTTCGTTTTCTGTTAAAGTACTTTTAGAAGAATACCCCATCAGTAATTGGGCTCTTTTTATTTCCTCGAATATTAAATTGTTATTTTTCATATCTATAAATATATTAACTTTAAATAAAAATTATAGTGCTGCGATATCAGCATCACTAATACCTAAACTTGTACCTTCAGGGTTTGTAGTTAATTGTTGAGCTAATTCCATTTGTGCTTTTTCTTCCGCAACTTTTAATTGTTCAGGAGTTACTTGACCATTCTCCACTTTAGAAGAACATGTAAAACCATCTAACCCTAACGCTGCACAAATACCAGTGGTAAGTAAAAACGCCTTACCTGAAGCCTTAACAATTGTACCTGTTGGAGGAATTGGTGTTTTAGGGTTCTTTGCCCATATTGTTTTTAATTGTTGTAATGGTGTTGCTTTTTTAATTGATTCTTGAGATGCTTTAGCCCCAATTTTTGATGCCGCTACGTTCTTTGCGTTTGCGGTTACGGTTTTCTTAGCCCCCGCGGTCACCGTTTTCTTAGCTCCTGTAGTTGCAGCAGTTTTAGCGGTTCCTTTTACACCTTTCGCCCCCGCGGCTAATTCATCACTCAAACTCGCCAATTTTGAAGTTGCGTTTTTCCCCCAATTAGCCAATGTTGTCATACCTAACTTTTCACCTAACCAAGTTGCCGCCTTTGTGACATAACCACCCAATGTACTTATTCCTGACCTAAACGCGTTTACTACTTTTGCTAAAATACCCCCTTTAGAAGCTGCCGCCGCACCGAGTTGACTGAACGATTTTACACCAACCAACGCACTTTTTAGTAATTTACTTGCCATTGGTAATATTAATGCCACCGAGTCTACAATAATATTAATCCAATCACCTTTACCCTGAGACATCTGATATAAATCATATAATAATAATGCTCCGAATATAACCGCATTTGTAACTTGACCTACAACAGGAACAAAAGATAATCCTGTTAAAACCGCGGTACCTGCAGCACTTGTAACAAGACTTCGGATACCTTCCATTATACATTCTAAACCAGCCTTTACACAATTCCAAGCCGCGGCTATTTTATCTTTAACATAATTCCAAACATTCTTTGCTTTATCGGCCGCCCATCCAAGAAATCCTTTATCCTTAATTTGTTTACCTTGGTCGACTACCCAATCTTTAGCAGCAACTGCCTTATCTTTAACCCATCCAGCGGCATTTGAAACTCCTGTGGCTACGGCACTTCCCACCTTTTTAACACCGCTCCAAATATTACCTAAAATACCTTCTGATATGATTTGATAAATCCCTTCCCAAGAATTGTTTACTCTTTGCTCAATTAGTAAATTATCCGTAGATTCATTAATTAATAATAATTTATTACCAAATTTTTCTTCCCATTCTTTAATTATGGCGATACCATTATTAACTTCAAAAGTTTCCATTAATAGATTTAAAAACCTTCTTGGTTCAGATGTGTATTCGGTTAACGAGAGTGAACCTATTTTATATTTGAAGTTTATGTTTTCCTGTAATATTTTGCTAGCGACATTTAAATGTTCGTAGGTGTAAGGGACAAAATTTCTACCGTTTAAATCATTTGATTCATAGGATACTTTAGAAACTCCTTTGTTTGTAAAAAGATATCCGAGATTTGCGGACATTGCAATAACTTGGGTATGGTTTTGATTTTTCATATTTAATAAATATTAATCTTTATAATAAAGTGTTAGCCTTTCCTCTATTTAATTTAACTATTTCATGCCATTTAGTGATACCAATTTGATTCGCTGGACCTCTTGTAACACCTGACTCCCATTTTGTGACTGTAGGGTACGCTGGCTTAGAACCACCTCCACCTCCTGAAGCCGCCGCTTCTTGTTCCCCAATCTCATTTTTATTGGTTGGGTCGAATGTATATTCCGTCATTAATGAGATTAAATAGTCAATATCGTTTTTCATATCGATAAATATTTTTGTAATTAAAAAAATATACTTATATTTGTAGTCAAATAAAGATAATTACAATGAAAACACTTTTTTACCTATCCACATTAGTTTTATTTCTAACTTCTTGTATTAAATATGCGGAACCAACTTCATTAAGTTTAAGTGGTGAATATGTAATTGATAAGATAACATATACCGAAGATGAGAATACAACATCACCAAATGATACAACATATTACCCTGGTGATTTATATATAAATCCTCACGATAAATTTCCTGTCGATAGTATCTATGTTGGTTTCACTAAATGGCATTTAGATTATAGTGTTATTTCATTTTCACCAATCCCACTTCCTTCAGGTCAAGTTCATTGGTCACAACAATACTTTTATAATGTTGTTGGTCATTATAACGTATATGATTTAGGGTATATTCAATTTGATTGTGGTAATGGTGAGAGAACCTTTAAAATAATTAGTGATGGTGCGGAAAGTTTGGTTTTAAGAACTACAGGTCTTTGGGTTGGCGGTAGTTCAGGTTACAATCAAAATGTAACTCTTTATTTAACAAGGATTGGTCCTTAAAATATTTCGGGGTTGGGTAATTTGCTTGGGTATATTAGATAATATTCGTTTAAAAATGACATGATTTCTTGTTCATCGACTTCATCGTCATAGTAAGAATCAAAATCATCTTCATCGTATTCTTCATCTAATATACCTTTGTATATGTTTTCACTATTTGCAAATTCATAACCAAAGTCAGAGATTTCTTCAAAATATATTTTATCTTCCCTCATTTCATCATCACTATCTAATATAGTTCTGAAAGTAACATCTAAAGTTTTGGTAGTATCGTTTAAATAATATGAAACAATCTCCTTTATTTCCATTTTAGTATTTTTTAAATCTTCTAAACATATCTAATGTTTTGTCGATACTTTCGGTGATTGAATTTATCTCTCCTTGGTCTAAATCATGGTCAATTCCTAAATCATCAACATCTGAAAATTCGTCACCTTCTGTTTCATAAATTTCTTCATCAAACAAATCGTCATCATCAAATAACTTATCATCATCCCTTTCCTCAAATCCAAAAGTACCATGTTTTAAATCATCGTCACCACCTCCAATCATATCATTCATTTCCCCAATACTAACATAGATGGAGTCATCATCATCTCCAACTGTTACATTATTTTCATATGAGTCTGTCTCAGGATAATCAAACCCAAAATCGTAATCATCTTCATGTGATAAAACATCTTCAAAGTCAACTGTACCATTTTTCAAATCAACATCCCCATCACCAATCATATCTAAACCTGAGTGAGATTCATTAATGTTAAAATTGGTATATGGTTTTGCATTACCGTGGATATCAATATTAATACCTTGTTTATCATTTGCAAAATCTTGGACATATAATGGTTGTTCATTAGATGATGTTTGATTTTGCATAACGTAACCATTATAAGGTTCTTTATGTTGGTCAAGGATATTATCTCTTTCCTCTTTTGACATTTTGAAAAAATATGCGTTCATGTTTTTTGTTTTTTAATAAATATATTATTCTATTAGAATAGATTCATATAGTTTTCAAGTACCATATGAGAATATCTTTGTATATATCTGTTTATTGTATTTAAATCGTGTTCTTTACCTTCGTGGTCAAGTACGTTCATAACACCACGAATCATTTCTGATTGGGCAAGATTGGCCATTTCTAAAACTTCCTCAAATGCTTCCTCATTACCAATATCTTTATACTTAAATTCATGTTCTATTCTATCTTTACCCATATATAAATAAGGTGCCGCCCCAAACATGTTTACAATACTTGATTCCCTAACTTTCTTTAGATACTCATTTAAAAATTTCATATTGAAGAATCTGAAAGCGTTGATGTTCTTCATAAACTTTTTACTCCTTTCGATTTCATCTTCTCTAATATTTTTTTTCTTACTGTTTTTTCTATTTTCTTCGGTGTCCCATAAATCATACCCCTCAACTAGGGCTAATGTATTACCACTTTCCCATCTAACAGTGTATTGATTCTCCCCTTGAAAAACAGAGCGTGCTATAACAACCCCTTTAGTACCTGGTGGAACACTAGTGTCTCCATCCATATGTAAAAGGATTACTTTATCTCCAATATTTAACTCAGGATTAATCATTTTTTTAAAATATTACTAACAATAAATATAATAAAAGTATTTATAGTCAATGAGTATTAGTATTTTAATAAGTGAATCCCAAAAAAGAAGAATCCTACTTGAAGCTAGTGGGGGTAATATTGTTGATATTATTAAAAAAAACTACAGTAGAGTGAAAGAGATTATTGAGGATTCTTCAAAACAGATTGGTATGAACCTAAAATTCTTAATAACTTGGGGTGCTAGTATTGGTGGTTTTGTAGGTCCTGTTGAAGATTTTGTACGTGGTAAATTTCCTGAGATAAACGATTTACAAATTAGTTTAATTCTGACGGGTGTTATCGCATCTTATTATATCGATAATAAAGATATGATATATAAAATTTTTAATAAAATTAAAGAGGAGGGTCTATCTGATGTGTTAAAACAAGTTTTACGTAAAACGGATTCATTCTTAGCAGTATTTTTAGATTTTGTTAGTAGTTTAGGAATACAATTTCATAAAATGACTAATATGTTAAGTTACACGTTTATAATTCCTTTATTGGGTATATTATATAACGTTTCAAAAAATATGACATTTACTGACCAAGATATCAACGAATTAGTGGTGAGGATTTCTTCGTTTGGTTTATTAACTGTTTCAGGTATTATTATAAAACAATTAATTAACAAAATTGTAAAAAGATTTAAAAGTAAAAATTAAGATTTACTATAATCTAATAGTGTTTGAATTACTTTTTCTTGTTGGTTATTATTTAAATTGTGAATGTCAGTGTGAGTGTCAAACCATTGTCTAATTACATCTTCTAATGGCACTTTTTGAATTCTTGATAGTCGTTTAAATCCCGCAATTTGCGCAGGAATTTCGTGAGGTTGTAAATAATACTTTAAAGGATTTGTAACTTTTCTACCTTTTTTAGTTGGGAATTCGTTACGGTATCCCTGTAAACTATGTTCTAACTCATGAGCAATTGTTTCATTTAATTCTCCAATAATGTCGTACATCTGAGTTTTTAATTTAGATGGATTATACCTAACTATCATTTCAATCACATCATCACTCTTTGAATATTCGGCATTTATTTGAAACCTATCTATGTTATTATCCACTTCAACTGATAGTTCAAGTGTAAATTCTACGGGAAATCTATTAAACTTATATCCAACACCTTCATCATTATCAGGTAAAGTAAACTCACCTTTTCTACCACTTTTTAAAATATAGGTAATATCTTTTACAACATTTCTTATAGCCTCTCTAGTCATTTTTTGTTCTTGTAATGATTCTTTTTCATTACCCGTATCAATACTTACATCCTCAATTGTTATTAGTACATTAGGTTCAAACATAGACATTATAGCTCTAATCTCCTCACGTAAATTATTTCTAAAAAAATACATATTTTCTTTAAAATATTTGTTTAAGAAATCACCTTGTTTACCCAATCTTAGAAAAACTTTTTGACTTAATATATCTCTAAAATTTAAAAGTGTTACCGATACACGAAGATAGTCATAATATTCCCCAACACTAATCATTTGTTTATAACCTAAAATTTGGAATTTAAAATCGAAATCATTTTCACCTGGTAAATCGTAATCAAATAATCCTTTTGAATACTTGAATATTCTATTTTTTAGTATGTCGTTTACTCTATCTATTTCTTTTTTCGTTAACATATTAATAAATACTTGTATTGTCTTTATAGTCCATTTTTATTATAATTGTTACATGGAATTATTAAACTCTCACCCAATCAAAAAATCGGATTTAGGATTTCACGGTAACTTATTTGGGGGTAAATTATTAGCATGGATTGACGCGTCTGCCGCGGGATATGCAATGCAGTTGTGCGACACCCCAAGAATGGTAACCGTATCAATAGATAAATGTAATTTTGAGAAACCCGCTAAAGAAAGTCAATTACTTAAAATTTATGGGTATCCTACAGAAGTGGGAAATACATCAGTTACATTATATATGGAAGCAAGAGCTCATAATGTTTACACTGGAAAACAAAATTTAGTGTTAAAAACACACATCAAATTTGTACATATTGATGAAGAAGGTCATCCGATACCAATCGGAGAAAAAGGTAGAAATAGAATTATTAAAATGATAGAAGCAAAATAAATTATGGAAAAAAGATTTGATTTTAAAGATATTACATTAGTTCCCGAAACTATCTCAACTATTAATAGTAGGTCGGAGATAGACATATATAATTCTGAAGGTACCTTACCTTTGTTTGTGTCTCCCATGGACACAGTAGTTGATTTAAATAATTACAAAAAGTTTGTTAAGGAAGGTTTTGAAGTATGTTTACCAAGAGGACTAAACCCTAATAATCAAGAAATTTTTATCTCCCTTTCTTTAGATGAATTTGAAACTATAGTTAGTTGGGAGGATTGGCCTGTGTTTAATAATGAGAAAATAAAAATTCTTGTTGATATTGCAAATGGTCACATGGAAAAATTACATACTCTTTGTAAAAAATTTATTGAGAATAGAAAAACCCCAAATCATAAACTAATGGTTGGTAATATTGCCAATCCAAAAACATATGAAAAATTTGCGGAGATTGGTGTTGACTATGTTCGTGTTGGGATTGGTGGTGGTAGTGGTTGCTTAACATCAGCAAACACTGGAGTACATTACCCAATGGCGTCATTAATTAACGAGTGTTATCGAATCAAATTTTCAGGTGAATATAAAACAAAAATAGTTGCCGATGGTGGATTTAGAAATTATGATGATATAATTAAGGCATTAGCCTTAGGGTCGGATTATGTTATGTTAGGTGGAGTGTTAAATAAAACACTCGAATCATGTTCGGAGAATTTACTATTTAAATTAATCCCATTAGATGAGATTAAGTCCAAATATTTATGGGATAATTTCCCAAAACTTAGAAAACATTTCTATAAACAATTTAGAGGAATGAGTACTAAAGAAGTCCAAAAGAAATGGGGTAAGAAAAAATTAACAACATCTGAAGGTATTGTTAAACTAAACAAGGTTGAAACAACCTTGAGTTCATGGACTGAAAATTTTATAGATTATTTAAAATCCGCTATGTCTTACACAAACTCCAAAAATTTAGAAGAATTTAAGGAATCTGAGGTTATTTTTATAACAAAAAATTCTTTAGATAGATATCATAAGTGATATTTATTAGTATGAAACACAAATTGGTTAGATACGGAAAATTTGGGTATTGTAAAGCCTATCTTTTTGCAATAAAAGTTAGTGAAATCTCACATTTATTTATTTAAATCATTACCACGTTCTACATGCCCAATATCTTGGTTTCCATCTTGGTCCTGGATTTGCACAATTGTGTCTAGCTCTAAAAGATTTTCTTCTTTGTGGGTTATTTTTCTTAATAGTCATTCGTTTACCTTTAGCAGATTTTCCACCAAAACCAAAGTTTACTTTTACAACTTTTCCTTTGTCGTTTTTAACGTACACTTTGAACTTTTTAATATCTCCTTGCATTATTTTACCTAATTGAACTTTTCTTCCTTGGTATTCGGCTTCATTTAAAAAACCACTTTCTTCAAAATAAGTGCGCTCCACAGAACCGTGGATATCTTCATAAATTGGGACATTTAACCAAACTTTTTCACCACTTTCAAGAATCACTTTTTTACCTAAATCAGACTCAACAATCCAAATATCATTTTCATTCAACGAGAGTTTATTATTAAAATATAATTTTCTTGCTTCGTTGATTAAATTAAAAAACTTATCAGAATAAATTCTGTTTACATTTTCACTTAATCTCAAATTATTGTTAAGGTGATATCTCATATTATCTGAAACTTTTACATCTTCAGTTAACCTCATAGGAGGATTTTTATATTCATTGAGAACTTTTGAAATTATTAAGTCGATGTTTTTCATACAAAAACGTTTCTTAATAAATAGTTGTTTATTAAACAAAAAGTGTTTATATTTGTACTATGGATAAAATTTTATATATTGTTCGCGGGATACCTGGTTCAGGAAAATCAACATTTGCTAAACAATTGACATCGAACGTATTTGAGGCCGACCACTATTTTTATGATAACGATGGTAATTATAATTTTGTCCCTTCAGAAATAAAAGAGGCTCATAAAGAATGTCAAGAGTTTGTTGGACATGCTATGACATCGGGTATCAAAGAAATTGCGGTGTCCAATACCTTTACACAAGATTGGGAAATGGAACCATATTTCAAACTTGCAAAAGAACATGGATATACGGTCTTCAGTATTGTGGTTGAAAATAGGCACGGTGGTGTTAATAAACACGGGGTTCCTGAAGACAAGTTAGAACAAATGAAAAATCGTTTTGAATTTAAGTTATGATAAAATTTTTAAGTCTTATAGTTGGTGCGATTAAAATATACATTGTATTCAAAGTTGTATACGTACTTTTTATGTACACCACAGACCCTTCAGAATACAATATCAACGAGATTATATATTGGTCAGGATTCATGATTTTTGATATCTGGATTACAGGTATGATGCCACCTATTTCCGATGAGAAAAAGGAGAATGATGATGACGATTATTTAGAGGGTTCTCTTAAGTAAAAATATAACCCAAAGCAAAGAGCCGAAACGCAATATAAAATTAAATTTGCCCACCACAAACTTCCTGTCAGTGAGTACAGTTGATACTGAATGATATCGAACCCAAATGGATTGAAGAACATTCCCATCATTAAAAATTTTACCGAAAGATTTTCTTTGAAGATTTTCTTCCACGTCTTTATCGCTACTGTCATCTTCCATTTAAATGGATTTAAAATTTATGGTATAAAACTCGCAGATTAATTTATCTAAATTATAAATACAACTATTTACGAATAAATCATCTTGTAAATATATTTATATAAAAAGAATTTTATGAAAAAATACTTGATACATGAGGCTAAACTTCGAAGTATTATTAAAAAATACATAAACGAAGAAAATAGTATGGAACCAAAAAGTGAAACAACTGAGGAAAAATTAAATTGTGTTCCTGAAAATTCATTACCGTTAGATGAAATAGTTGGTCCTTCAGACAACTTTAGAAATTATACAACATCTATGTTAAAAAGAGACGGTGGGATAAATGGTATGGTCGATACTTTAGATATGTTAAGAACATTAAGACTTCACGATGTGGATGACGGTGGTCAACATTTGGCATATAATCTAATGAATCACATTAATAAATTTAGAAATAAAAATTATTTTGATGAGACCTCTGGTAAATGTAACAAAGCTATGGACAAGGTAGTTGAGTTATATAAGGAAAACGAACACGGAGAAGATTTAGTTAAGGATATCGAGAAGGTTCTTAAACATTCAGATACCGCTCCAAGAGCTAAAGAGTATCTGAAAAGATGTTTGGTATTAGTCAAAGAAAAATAATCCTCTTTACAGAGGACTTTTAGGACCGTTACTGTTAAGGTAATAAAACAAAGGGGAGGTTCGCTACTATCCCCTTTTTTATTGATATTTATAAATGACTAAAATAAACCGTATAAAATCAATAAAATGGCAAAAGGAAAATCAACCTCATCATCTTCAATGAAAGTAAGCTTTGGAAAAAAAACTGTTGGTAAACTTAAAAAAAAGTATGGACCAAAAGAAGAAAAACCAAAATCTTATAAAGGTCAAGGAAGATAATAAACTAAATTAAAATAAAAATCATGATGAAACATTATTGGTCACCAACACCTAAAAAGTGGAGAAAATTAGGTGATTCATTATTGGCAGTTGCTACCGTTATCGCAATCGGTGGTATTTGGCAATGGGATACTTTAAAAGAACTATTCACGGTTACTGAATTAAGAGCCATGATAGGTGCTTCAATCGCTTTAGGTGTAGTTGGTAAGTTTTTAACTAACTTTTTTAAGGAAGACGAAACTACTGAAGAATAAAAAAACCCCGAAAGGGGTTTTTTATTTAAAATAATTTAATATTTTTTCTTTTACTCCTGATTGTTTAATCCCTTCATTAGATTTTGGTGTTAAAACAAAATTATCAATTGCCCATTCATCTTTCCAAGGCTCACCAATTTTTCCCATATTCAAATCATCTACAGAAACCCAATGTGTTACTTCAGGATTATCGTGAAGGTATTGTTTTATTTCAATAGTTCGTATTTGTTCCGACTCCCATCGTCGTGACCATAAAAAATTACTATCGTAATCTTTACAATTTTGTATGTTTGGTGTTAGAGCAATTGGTCGTTTGATAATCCCTTGACTTTCGTAGTAATCACCAAGTTCTTCTAATGTTGCGTGTAACTTCCAATCAGAACTTACAACAATTTCACAACCTGTTTCTTCTATTATTTCATTAAGTATCTTAATTGCCTTTTTATCGAAGTCATCAAAACGATATTCTACAGGAACATCTTTTTTATCTTTACTACTATCAGGGTTTTCACTACGATACTTTGCCCATTTCTTTGTTCGTCCACCCCAATTATTGGAGAGACAAATTACTCCATCATGGTCTAAAAATAATACTTTCATAACTTATTTAATTTTGAACGCCGCCATCATAGGACGTTTTGTTTTTATCGCATCTTCAGGGTTCCCGATAACAACTCCATCTTTAATTGTAAACGCATGTCTTCTAACTAATACGAAGAATGTTCCTTTCGGGTTTTTCTTTACAAATGTACCAACAGTCATTTGTCTTTTTTTGGTTTCACCTTTTACTTTAACATCATATGAAAGTGAAAATGGGTATATAACACTTTTAATTTCTGTCCCAATAGGGAGTATTTTTTTACCGTTAACCTTGAACATGCTCTCAGAAAGTTTAACCATCTTAGATGCGGTGAAATATGTACCTTTTCTTGGTTGTCTTTTAAACTCTTCAGCCACGTATTTATGAGCATAATCATAAGTTACATCAAAAGAGGAAGCGAAAGCCCTAACAACACAATCATTTGTTTCTGTTCTTGCGGTTAAAGAATCACTATAACCTTTAATCGCTATTCCTGTCATTTCGTATGGTAACTTTGTTTTCATATCACAAAGATAATAAAAAACCCTGAATTATTACTCAGGGTCCTTTATTTTTTTTTTCGGATTATTTACCAACTTCCTCAAATTCCACATCTGACCCATCAAAATTAATGTCCCCCATTTGGTCATTTACCTGACTATATAAGTCTTGTGTAATTTTTTGAAATTTAGTGTTCACTTCATCTGTCGTTGATTTGATAGACTCAATATCTTTATTTTTATGAGCCTCTTTTAGTTTTTCAAGTGATTCCACTATTTCCGATTTTTGTTCTTCTGAGATTTTATCATCAAGGTCTTTTAGTGTCTTTTCAACATTAAATATCGTACTATCAGCCCCGTTTAAAATCTCTGCTTCTTCTTTTGCCTTTTTATCCGATTCCGCATTTAACTCCGCTTCACGTTTCATATTCTCAATCTCATCTTTTGATAAACCTGATGAAGCTTCAATACGAATTGTTTGTTGTTTGTTTGTCCCCTTATCCAACGCTGATACATTAATTATACCGTTAGCGTCTATATCAAATGTTACTTCGATTTGAGGAACCCCTCTCATTGATGGTGGGATACCGTCTAAATGGAATCTTCCGATAGTTCGGTTATCTTTAGCCATTAATCTTTCACCCTGTAATACGTGAATCTCAACAGATGGTTGGTTGTCAACTGCAGTTGAGAATACCTGTGATTTTTTAGTTGGGATTGTCGTGTTAGACTCAATTAATTTTGTATACACACCTCCCATGGTTTCGATACCTAATGATAGAGGTGTAACATCTAACAATAGAACATCTTTAACATCTCCGCCTAAAACTCCTCCCTGAATTGCCGCCCCAAGTGCAACAACTTCATCAGGGTTAACCCCTTTAGATGGTTCTTTACTGAAGAATTTTTTAACCGCCTCCTGAATTGCAGGAATACGTGTTGACCCACCAACTAAAATAATCTCATCTATGTCACTAACCTTTAGACCCGCATTTTTTAATGCCGTTTTACAAGGATTGATAGTTCTAGAAATCAAACCATCTATAAGTTGTTCAAATTTAGATTTTGTTAAAGTTCTAACCAAGTGTTTTGGAATACCGTCAACAGGCATAATGTACGGTAGATTTATTTCAGTACTATTTGTGGATGATAACTCAATTTTAGCCTTTTCCGCAGATTCTCGAAGTCTCTGTAAGGCCATTGAATCTTGTTTAAGGTCTAACCCATTTTCATCTTTAAATTCACTTACTAACCAATCAATAATTACTTGGTCAAAATCATCACCCCCAAGATGGGTATCTCCATCTGTTGATAGTACTTCAAACACACCGTCACCTAAATCTAAAATAGAAACATCGTGAGTTCCTCCACCACAGTCAAATACCACAATTTTCATATCCTTAGACTTTTTATCAAGACCATACGCCAACGCAGCGGCCGTAGGTTCATTAATTATTCGTCTAACATTTAACCCCGCAATCTCACCTGCTTCTTTAGTTGCTTGTCTTTGGGCATCATTAAAATATGCTGGTACTGTGATAACCGCTTCAGTAACAGTTTCCCCCAAGTAATCTTCGGCAGTTTGTTTCATCTTTTGTAAAATCATTGCCGAAATTTCTTGTGGGGTGTATTTTCTATTATCAATAGAAACTTTAGGGTTGTTTTTTTCACTAACAACTTTATAAGGTACTCTTTTGACTTCACTTTTAGTTTCGTCAAAACTAGACCCCATAAATCTTTTGATTGAGTGTACAGTTTTATCAGGATTAATTACCGACTGTCTTTTAGCAGGGTCCCCAATCTTTCTTTCACCACCATTAATAAATCCTACAATTGAAGGTGTGGTTCTTTTCCCTTCACTGTTCGTAATTACTACAGGTTCACTACCTTCCATGACTGCAACACATGAATTTGTAGTACCTAAGTCAATACCAATAATTTTACTCATACTTTTTTTTGATTAATTATATAAAAAATAAATTATGGAATCAAGTCCATACACATATGTTAAATTTTATACCAAACAAAAAAACATGACAAAATGTCATTTTTAAAATGAGGTGTTATGACAAAATGTATCAATCAGGTGATATGGAATATAAGGTATTAAATTTTCTTTTTAGTCTTGAACCAGCTTTATTAATCCTTGGTTGTAATAATTTCATAATATCCAAAATATGTACTGATTTTTCTAACTTTTTGTTAGGTGTGAATCCTTGAGCTTCTAACATTGCAAAATATTCAGAAATAAACCATTTCCATAAGTTAGTTAATATTGGTATTAGGTAATCAGGATTGTAATCTTCTATTCTTTGGATAAGAACATCAAACATTTTATCAGCGTTAAAATTTTCCATTATTTCTGCCGCTTTATAATATCTATGTTGTTTAAACGCTTCAAACGGTTTTCTTAATCTAACACTATACATTTCCTGTACCATAGCCCTCATTTCATATGGTTCCGAGAAATACACCATTGTTTGAAATTCTCTCCATATTTCATATATGTGATTAGGCACATTAAAATTCCTTTTACCTGCGTAACTTAATGCTACGTCAATATTACCAGAACTATTCTCATGTTTTTTGAAAAATTCTAACATGTGATTTGTTTCGTGTAAAATTGTATCCCTTAAATCGTATATTAAATCTTGTTTATCATTTTCACCAACATCTTTCCTTAAGAAAACATCAAAACTAAATTTTGCACTTAAACTAGAATCAATCATTTCTTTCACATTTTTAGGTAAACCTCTTGGTGGTAATGATACAAAAGAATCTTCAGTACTATTATCGTTAATTTGTTCAGCCCCTCCACCAGTACTAAAAAGGTAATCCATTTGATTCTTCGTTTGGATTGATATATTCAACTCTACTCTAATCTCAAAAATGGGGAATTCGGAATAACCTTCTAAATCATTCTCCCACACGCTCGATAAATCATTCAATGGGATTTTAAATTTAATCGTTTCAGATTTTTTAGACTTTAATGAGTTTAAAATATAAGGTTCAATTTTTTCTAATATAATATTACTATACGATATAGACGCTCTGTTGACCCCCCTATCCTCATTCAATAGTTGATTGAATTGTTCTTCGGTCATTAATATTTTAAGTTGACTATTGCTCATTATTCTATTATAAATATCTCAATTTGGATATATTTATTTTTTTACGTAACTTAGCTCTATGAGTAAGAAAAAGGAGCAAATCGAACATAAAAAATGGGAGCGTCGTTATGAGGACGATGAAACAATCACTATATGGAGATATGATAGTAAAAAGAGTATGGTTAATCCTTGCGAGGTCGAAATAAAATATAAGGTGGAGAGAAAACCTTCAGTGACCAGACGAAAGGTTTAGTCTTCCATATTTATCTATATGAAACTACTTCAGTTGCTTACCGAAAAAATTAATAAAGAAAAATATCTTTCTTTATTAAAACGGGATATGAATTATGATGAAGATGAGGCTAAAGAAGTTTTAGAAGATATTATACATAGTGTAAAAAATTTACCTGAAGAAATAAGATTATTCAGGATAATACATGTCGAAAGTAAAGAAGATATTAACACTAACGAGTTGGGGTCCCATTACTCAACAAGTAAAAAGGATTTATTAAATAATCATTCATATGCCGATGGTGTCGGAGACCAATCCTACATAATAACCGTATTAGCACCTAAAAAACTAGTTGATGTTGGTGAAACAGTCTATAACAACGTTTTATATCCACATGAAAATGAAGTTACCTTAAAAAATAAAGGTAAAGGTGTTAAGATAATTTCAATACGTAAAACTAAGGAGTAACTTCACTCACTTCATTGTATTCAGAAATTAAACCCAGTTCTAAAAAATTTTCTATCACTGGGTTTTTTCTTACTTTAATGAAATACTCCGTATCCGTGTGTCTAAAAAATGCAATCCCCGATAAAATCTGTCTAATTTTTTCGTACACTTCTTTGTTTTCAGTTATATACACTTTCATATTAGACAAATTTTACTTCATTTGTAATAGGGTCCCAATCAATAACCCACGGTGTGTGAGAATATAGATATCTTTCATTTAACACAGATGCGTTAAAGTAGTGAGTATGACCATCAAAATAGTGTCCGTGACCTGTATGGATATGACCACAGATATGTATTTTAGGTTTGATTTGTTTAATTCTTTCAGCAAGTAACTCACAACCTAAGTGTTCTCCTCTGCAACCCTCAACATCATCAACAAATCCCCAAGCAGGGCCGTGAGTTATAAGGATATCCACATCATCAGGAATCATATCCCATTTTGCTTTTAATTCTTCACCATTACGAGGAAGATTAAATGCCCAATTGTAAAATTCAGGTTGCCAAGGACTACCCCAAATTTTAATTTCAGGACCGTCACCTTCTTGGATTCCCATGAATTCGTCTTCAAGGTAATCTATATTTTTATACCCTGTAAGTAACCCTTTGATTTTTTCAGTATTATTCTGAAAACCCCAATCGTGGTTTCCTGCGATAAATACTTTATGGTCATAACCATCAAGTTTATTATACCATTTAGCGAACTCAGTTATTTCATGTTCGTACCCCATAGAACTAAGGTCACCTGCATGAATTAATAAGTCACCTCCTGGTAAATCATCTGTAACTCTTTTGTGGTGGTTGTGAGTATCTGATATTATTGTAAGTTTCATATATTTTTTTTATTTTTTTTTCTTTCTACTTTGTATTTGAACATGTAATCTACAAGCTCATAACATTCCATTCTTTTTTTCCATTTATTTTTGAAGTTCTCAAACAGTTTATCTGTGGTTTTAATGTGGTCACTGTTTTCACTTGAGTTTAATACTCTAAGCACAAATTCAAAATCTTTATTTGGGTTCATATTTTTGTTTTGGTAAAATATTTTTTGCTTATCTGATATTCTCCGTTGTTAAAAATGAGTGTGTCACCATCTATCTTGGTAATTCTTAGAGTATCTGTTACTTCCATAATGTTTGGATGAAAGCCTTTATACTTTTATACCCAATGTGGTTTTGTACATATTTTCAATAAAAGTCTCAAATTCTTTTCCAGACTTTTTATCCTTTACGGTCATTTTGTCTCCACTAATCTTCTTTACTTCAAAGTTGAATCCCTGTACCGCATTACCTACAGTATCACCAACTTTAATGTCTTGGTTAGTTTGACCTTCATTTGAGAAGTTTTCAAATGTGTGTATGTGTTTCATATTACAAAATAAGCTATTGTTGTTATAAGAGCAAACCATAAAACTACGATTATTAAACTCCAATTGATTTTAAATTTCATACAAATATACTATTTTTTTTTTAATCCCACCATCTTTGGATGTGGTCATTCATTATTTTAAAGATTAAATTTCTACAACGTTCTTGATTCTCGTGTGCAATTTCCATTGCGATAACTTGTTTATCCTTTTTTTCTACAGGTCTTTTATATCTATTAATTTCACCTGATAAAACTCGTTTATATTGACGAGGATACTTTTTAAAGTATTCGTCAAAGCTTTCAGAAATTAAAGTGTCTTCTATTCTATATAATTTTTTAGTCTCATCAGTCGGAATAAAATCATACTTTGTGTCATGATAACCCATATACTCCATTGTATAGAACCCTTCTTGTTCTAATTCAATTAGTCTTGAAACTAATCTCATTCTTTCCGCATCCCTTCCAGCATCTAAATGATTTCCGAACTTACGAATATAATCTGATTGGAAATTTAACTTGGTTCTTATTAATGTGTAGATATAATCATGGTCCCAATCTCTATCTTCCCATATAACAGGAAACCACCTCCAAAGGTTTTTTATACCTTTAGCAAAATTTCTGTGCATGTACCGACCATCAAATTTCCACCAAAGCGATATTTTTTCAAAAACATTAATTTTTTTTACCTCTTCTTTTTTCATAAGACAAATATAGTGAAAATAAAAAGACCTGTCAAATTTAACAGGTCTTTTTTATATATAGAGGCTCTCGTGATGAGAGTGATAGTGTTTTATAAATATACCATGTTTATAAAAAAATAGTCTTTATTGATGTTCTATACATGATTTTTTATTTTTTAAATATTTTATTTATTTTGTTTAGTTCATCTAATAAACCATTCATATCTAATTTACCCGCAGAATTTATCGGATTTTTAGTCTGATTGAATGTTTTTTCCATAGTCTTAAATGTGTTAAACAATTTTTTACCATATTTAACCCACCATACACAAATTAACGTAGTGATTGTAATTAAACAAAGTAATAATAACAACAATAAAATATTCAGTACCATATTTCTTTTTTTTTACAAAATATAAATTATTAAAAAGAACTTTTCAACCCAAAACAAGTGTTTATATTTATTATTATGAGGAATTGTATGACCGTCCTATTAAATATAGTTTTTAGAAAAGATTTAGAATTACTTTATGGGGAGGGTACTATTGTGGAGGTCAATCAATGTAAGTATTGTACAACAACTAAAGATTTTTTAATTGATTGTACTCTTAAAGTAGGTAGTGTTGAGTTATTTGAGGAGACCCAATTAGATGGTTTAAAATATTTAATTGAGGAGTCTTGGAAATATACAGGTTCAGATAAACACAAGATTAGTTTAGTTTCATCTGTTGATATTGTACCCTAATACCCCTATAATTGTTTTAAAAAAATATAAATTATGAAAAAAGTTGAAAACGGTAATACCGTAACTGTAAATTACACAGGTAAATTAGAGGATGGGTCAATATTTGACTCATCTTTGAATGAAGGGAGAGAACCCCTAACTGCAATTTTGGGTGAAGGTTCTTTAATTAAAGGTTTTGAGGATGGTCTTTTAGAAATGTCTGAAGGGGAAAGTAAAACAATTGAAATTGAACCTTCAGAAGCGTATGGTGAATACCGAGAAGATATGATTAACGACATTCCAAAAACACAAGTACCTGAAGGTGTTAATGTTGGGGACATGTTACAGGGATTTGGACCGATGGGACCTATCAATGTTAAAGTTTTAGAAATTAATGAGGAAACCGTTAAGTTGGATGCTAATCACCCATTAGCAGGTAAAAAACTAATTTTTGATTTGGAGATAGTTAGCATCTCTTAATTAGATGTTAATTACCTAAAAATTGGGTTTACTTAGTTTAATCGTACATCATATCCTCCTCGCGAGGATATTTTTTTTCAAATTTTTTCATCATTTGACCTGCAAAAGCATTAGCCTCATCCTCATTCTGACCCCCAATGTCAGGACCGTGTTCTCTACCCAAAACATTTATTTGGTACTCATGAACCCATTCATGTCCTAATGTTCTTAAAATATCACGAGTCATTCTGTTTTTACATAGTATTTTAAGTTCACTATTATCAGTTCTACTACCTGTAGTCATTTTCCCTTCTCTCTCACCTAAAAAACAAATACTAACATCATTTTTTAATGGTAATTCTTTCTGTAGGAATTTAATAAATTTATTATAAAATTCCATTTTATTTTTACCAATTGAGGAGTTTTTGTATTTAACTAACACTTTCATCTTATTTAATAAATATTTATTAAAAAAATTAATTTACCATGTATAAGAAAATTTTAATATCTGAATCAGAAAAAAATAAAATAAAACAAATGTATCAATTAAATGAGGTGGGCTCAATTCTAGGTATTGACGTTAATGATTTTTTAAAACAGTTATCTTCAGGGTTTAGTTCGACATCTTCAAAAGATAGTACTGAAGATAAGAAAGATGAAGATAAGAAAGATGAAGATAAGAAAGATGAAGATAAGAAAGATGAAGATAAGATAATAAAAAATGCCACAGGTAGTGTTGAGTCTAATTGGATGGATGTCACTAAAAAAGTTATTGATAACTTTGAGGGTGGGTATTGGAACCATTGGCAATGTAAATCTCACCCATATACGGCAATGTTTGATAAATCAGGTGAAACTATGTTTGGATTAGATAGAAAAGCGGGGGCTATTGAAACCGTTAAACCTGAAGGTGAGGAATTTTTTAGAATTATAGATTCTGAAAAAAAGAAATTAGGTATGTCCGAATTTTGTAAAAAATGGAAATGGGGATACACAGGGGGTGATTTACAAGAAAAACTTAAAAATTTGGCATCAAAAATAATGTTTAAATCTTACCAACGAAATATGTCTAATTTTGTTAAAGACTCTGAAACAAAAAAACGTATCGAGGGTAACAAAGGTTTATTATTACATATGTCATACGCATGTTGGAACGGTCCTGGTTTCTTTAAGAAATTTGCTCAAAAAATAGAAAGTGCCGTTAAAGAAGGTAAATCTGACAAGGAATTGTTAAAAATTGCTAAAGATAGTAGGACTAGTAGTCTTGGCGGAGCTTGGGCCAAAGGAACTGTTAAAGTTAATAATCTAATCGATAAAGAATCAGGTTTGGCGTAGTCAATTACGACCCAAACCCCATTCTTCCACTACCTTTTATTGTTGGTGTTTTTTTCAACCCCTCAAGATTATCAATTGTTTCTTCAAAAGTTCTACCCATAACAATAACCGAAATTACAACTTCTTTTAAATGTGACAAAGACATTCCTTCAGTTTTTTTTATCCATTCTTCAATATCAATACCTTTCAAATCGTCTTCACTCAATTTGTGTTGGATGTACGCTTTTCTAATATCTTCATTAGGAAGTTCCACTTTATATCTTCTATCAAAACGAGATGGTCTATTGGTAATTCTTTCTTGTAATTTTTCTGGGTAGTTTGTTGTTGCGATGTATACAACACCTTCAATTTGTTTTACACCATCAAGGATATTTAATAATCTTGCAGTTTGATGTTTACCTTCACCACTAAGTGAATCAATATCCTCCAATAACACAATAAGTGGTCTTTTAGGTTCAACTTTTCTAAATGTTCCAATAAATGATGTAAATCTTTCAACATCTTCTTCATCTTTTACATTCATCACAATACCATCTTTTTTAATTATTTGTTGTGATATTAACTGAATTATACCTGACTTACCACAACCTGGTTCACCATACATTAATATACCTCTTTTGTGGATATAGTTATATTTTTTATAATTATCTGCTCTATTCCAGAAATTATCAATATCTTTTAAGATGTCTGTAATTTCATAAGATGGTAAGTGGTATAACTCATCTGTTTTGAATGGTTGTTTTTTAACGGTATATGTTGATAGACTACTATTCCATCCTATTTCATAAACACCTGCAGGTACTTTTGGAACCGTTGGGTATGCGGGAGCGTACTCATTGTTTTTTAAGTTACTCCAACAAGAAGGGATATCTAAATCTTTTTTTTCTTCTTCAAGTAAGGAAGGGTGAATTTCCCTTGACGTATACTCAATTGAACTATCCTCAACAGGATACTTATATTGTTCTTCCATTGCTATAACCATTTTTTTAATTTTATTTAAATTCATTTTTTAAGTCCTCCCAATCATTTTTTTTAATCGCCATTCTTATTCCTTTTATGGTACAGAAAACCTCATTAGAATATACTTTACAGTCCTCTAACTCATCATATGAAACTTTGATTTTATTGAAATATGTTCCGTCATTAGTAAATCTCACATAAATTTCTTTTTTCATACTTTTCTATTTGTTTTTCGTTCTTGTTAATAAATTTTAATTATTCTCATATTTTAATCCCCAATTTTTACTTACTTTACTAAATTTATGTTTTGTAATTACGTCAGGATTAACACCTGTTTTTTTACATTCTTGATATATTTTATCTAAGGTTGACAAATCTTCGTTAAACTGTTTCCCATGGTCTTTATTTGCCTCGTTAAGTTTTTGTTTAAACTCTGACAATTCCTTTGAAGTATAAAATTCGGTCCCGTGTTCAACAACTTTCAGTTCCACAAGAATTTTATTGGTTGAAGTTTTAATTTGGTGTGTCATTTCTTATTGTTGAATTTATTTTATTTTTGAAGAGCTTTCAAAGTTTTCAATAATGAGTCAGGTGTCACAGAAATACTATCAATTCCTAAATCTACTAAAAATTTAGCAAAATCAGGAAAATCGCTTGGCCCTTGACCACATATTCCAACTTTGACATTATTTTGTTTAGAAACTTCTATAAGATGTGAAATCGCTCTTTTGACTGCGGTGTTTCTTTCATCATAGATATGTGCGACTAATGAAGAGTCTCTATCTAAGCCTAAAGTTAATTGTGTTAAATCATTGGACCCAATTGAAAATCCATCGATATGTTTCGAAAATTCATCAGCTAAAAAAATGTTAGATGGTAATTCAGCCATCAAATAAATTTCAAGTCCCTTTTCTCTTCTTTTTAATCCGTATTTTTCCATCGTCTGATAAACTTTAAGTAATTCATCAACTGTTCTACAAAAAGGAATCATAACTACAACGTTTTCTAAACCCATTTTCTCACGAACTCTTTTAATCGCCTTTATTTCCATTCCAAAAGCTTCTTCATATTCTTCAGAATAATATCTCGAGGCTCCTCTCCATCCAATCATAGGGTTTTCTTCTTTGGGTTCAAAATAATTTCCACCAAGCAGGTTGTAATATTCATTAGATTTAAAATCCGACAATCTGACAATCACCTTATTTGGATAAAAAGCAGACGCTATTCTTGCAATTCCATAACTTAATCTCTTGACAAAAAAAGTTTCTTCATCTTTATAACCAGAAATAATGTTCTTTATTTGATTTGATAAGTTTTTGTCAGCAATTTTGTTGTGGTTCAATAGTGCTAAAGGGTGAATTTTTATGTAATTATTGATAATAAATTCCTCTCTTGCTAAACCAACGCCAGCATTTGGTAAGTGTGAAAATTTGAATGCAATTTCTGGACTTGCAATGTTAAACATAATTGGAGTATCAATTTTTGGTAAATCATCTATATTAGTTTCAGTTTTTTCAAAATCGATAATACCTTTATACACGAGGCCTGTTTCACCTTCAGCGCAAGAAACAGTTACTAAATCATCATCTTCAAGAATTTCAGTCACATTGTTACATCCAACTATTGCCGTTAAACCCATTTCCCTTGCAACAATTGCCGCATGACAAGTTCTTCCACCTTTATTTGTTATTATAGCGGAAGCTTTCTTCATTATTGGCTCCCAATCTGGGTCTGTCATATCTGTAACCAAAATATTTCCTTCTTGAAATACTACTTCATCTAAGGAATTCATGACAGTAACGCGACCTGTAGATACTCCATCACCAACTGCAATTCCTTTGACAATAGGTGTGTGCCCTTCAGATTTGACTTTATATTCTACTAAATTACTTTGATTTTTTCTTGAATGTATTGTTTCTGGTCTAGCTTGGACAATGTATAAATCATTAGTCAATCCGTCTATAGCCCATTCAACATCGACTGGACACCATTTTTTTTTTATTTTCGAATAATATTCTTCGATAGATGTTACCCATTTTGCAATTTCCAAAACTTGAGAATCAGTAACTGAAAACTGTTCTTTTTGTTTTTCGGAAACGCTGACAATTTTTGTAAGTTTACCATGTTCTTCACCGTAAATCATTTTTTTGTCTTTATTACCCAATTTTTTTTCTATGATGGATGAAAAATTGTTTTTCAATAATGGTTTGAATACGATAAATTCGTCTGGAGATATTGCACCTTGAACAATCATTTCTCCCAACCCATAAGATGAGTTTATAAGTACTACATCTTTAAAACCACTTTCTGTATCTAATGAAAAAGCAACACCAGAAGATGCCAAATCTGACCTAACCATTTTTTGAATACAAACTGAAAGACCAATGTCCAAATGATTATATTTGAATGTGTTTCTGTATGAGATTGCTCTATCAGTAAAAAGGGACGCAAAACAATTTCTTATCGCTTCTAAAATTGATTGAAATCCCCTAACATTCAGAAAAGTTTCTTGTTGACCGGCAAAACTTGCGTCAGGTAAATCTTCGGCGGTTGCAGATGACCTGACTGCGACATCAATCATTTCTACACAATAAAATTTACATAAATTTTCATAAGATAAGAAAATTTCTTTTTTTAAATCTTCAGGAAAAAATCCGTTTCGAATCAATTGTCTAATTTCAGAACCAACCAACTTCAAGTTGTTTAGGTCATCTGCATTCAAATTGGATATTAAATCAGATATTTTTTTATTTAAATTATTGTAATTTATAAACTCATAATAAGCCTTAGTTGTAATAGCAAAACCATTAGGTATTCTTATGTTTAAAGATTCCACATTTTGTATCATTTCTCCTAACGAAGCATTTTTACCACCTACAAGATTTATATCTTTTAAGGATATTTCATTAAGATTTTTAATATATTCCATTTTATAATTTTTTTTATTTAATTATTTTTTCCACATAGGTACATGTTTCACCAGTACTGAAACCTTTTTCTATTAATAAGGGTAATTAAGCGGGTTTACACCAAGCGTATGTTAACCATCCGGAATATTCGTTTTTGACATAATTCCATCTTTCGTCCCATAACATTCTGAAGATTCCTTTTCTACGATGTCCTTCATGTACCCAAGCATCTAAAAATTTTATTTTTTTATTTTTCTCTCTTTCCATATAAATGTGACCTATAATTTCACCGTTTAACATTGCAATCCAAGTTTCTAATTCTTGTGCATTGCTTTTTAAATGTACTATTTTTATGTCTTCCATTTTAAACTTTTATCCACTTGATAAAGGTGCTTTAATTGTTGGGTGTGATTGGTTTTTTAATCTTTTCTATTAAAATATCAACATGTTATGTCCTAATCTTCATCAACCAATCTCTCGAGAGATTCTATTTTTATCCTCTTTGTATCAGAAATCGTTTCACGAGTTGGCTTGTCTTGAAGATTATTCATCTTGGTTATCATAATTAGATATCCTACAATGTAGAGTACAAAAATGATTATACCTACGATAAACATTCCTAAGTTTTCCATTTATTTATTTTTCTTTTTGTTTTTAAAAAAATCATTTCTACGTTGTCTAATGGCTATAGCAAAAGCTAATATTGAAGGAACCCAAATTCCAACGAATATTCCTTCTAATTTTTGTCCACTGAACCAAAGTGTTACTGAATAGAGAAAAGAAATAAAGGCAAGTACGACGGGGTAATAAAGTCCCCAAAATTCAATTAGTTTGTTTTTCATGATTTATATTTTTTTAATTAGATAAAGGCGCTTTAATTGTTAGGTGTGATTGATTTTTTAATCTCTTCTAATAAAATATCCACCTGTTCATCCAGCATACTAATACCATGCATTTCTTTTATTGATTGATATTCATTAAGACCAATTGTTGCGTTTGCTTCTTTTTCACCATCGGTGATTGTGATTTTAATTTGTAAATTTTCCATAACTTATATTTTTTTAATTATTCTTAATATTGTCTATACTCCAATATAAATAATATTTTTTTTATATTCAAATTTAATTTAGGGTTATGTTTTTATAAGTATTGATTATTTTCAACTTCACACTTTTTGTGGTGTCGATAATCTTTAATACCTATAATTAATGACAATAAACCAACTAAAGCCCATAGAATTGAAAACCAAATAGAATGTGTTTCATGTGTCTCACTAATTAATAAAACACTTTGTATAAATTGAATTATATGGAACATTCCATGTGTAAAATTTAATAATCCTAATCCTATTGCTATTTTAAATGATTTCATAGTTGTTTAATTTAATAAAGGTCCTTTAAGAGTTAGGTGTGATTGATAGTTTATATTTTAATGTTCTATCACTCATATTCATAACACCAAACACAACAGAATTATCTTCTAGGTTAATCATAGTAGGTGTTATCATATAGCCCTCAATATTATCTAATGTTTGTTTTACCTGATTAACTAAATCAACAGGTATTTTAGTCTCAATTTCTGATTTTTCAAATGTTTCTGGATTGTAATAATCCGCTTTGTAATTTTTCATAATTCATTTTTTTGTATATTTTTTTATTAAATTGAAAATTTCTTTAATATCTGTAAAGTCGGATGGTGGTGAGTCATTTCTTCCTGGAAGAAACATCACAGTAAATCCGTGATTTGCTTGGAAAGTTTCTTTAACTCTTATACCATTGATTTCACTAATATAAACCCAAGGAAAGTTCCCTGATAGTTTTACATCTATTCCTATTTTTTTAAGTCGTTCAATAAACACTCCGAGTTTATCTGTACTTATTTTTGTGCTGTTTCTTGTTTCCATTGTATATGTTCCAAATTTAGTTTTTACTTTCATTTTACAAAGATAATAATTATTTTTGATTTTCAATAACCCATCTAACCACTTCTTCCCTTGTTAAACCCATTAACTTACCATTTTTGTTATTGAAATCCTCATAAAACTTTTCCCCTAAATATGATGGGATTTCGTGATGTTTCAAAACATAATCTCCGTGTTCTATTTCAAAAAAATAAGCTCTAACATAATCTTTTTGCGGTGGTGGTAACGTTTCAATGTCTCTTCCTGTCCTTAAAAAATGTTTTAACCTTAAAAGATGTGCTTTACCCTTCAAGATATTAAACAATACCCATTTTTTAATTTCTTTAATCATTTTTACTTCCATAACATTCAAGTTTTTTATCCGTTACATTCCACAAATCTTTTTTTCCTTCTGTCATATGACAGTTGTGTTTCTTTCCAGTTCTTTTTCCGAACTCCACAATCATATCATTATGACGATTACGAATAAGGTGTGGGCACTCCTTACAGGGTTTTTTCATTATTGACAATGTATTTTATAAATTAAATAACCCTCAATGTCTCTTAAAATTTGACTTATACCATTTTTAGCAGAGTCCAAATATAAAAACCCACCACCATTTTTAATTGAGACAATTTTACCATTAGATAAATGAATCCTTTTTTTGGTTTTTTTAACCACGACCACATCGTTGTATCCTTCACCCACATTTAAGGATAATAAAAACCTCTCAGCAAATTCAAAATCATTCATTTTCATTTTCATATTTTATCAAAGATTGAATCAATATAGTTTTTTACATCTCTTAACAATTCTGATTCGTATTTAACACCATCAAGCTCAACCCAATAAGAATGCCATTTGGTAAATCTACTATCGTCTTTTTGAATTGTGCGTGGATCTCTATGTCTAAAAGAGTCTTTAACTTTTGATCCTTCAAACTTCCATATTGTTACTCCACGATATTCTCTTTTGGTTTGTTTAGTTGTCCACATGGAACAAAGATAAGAATAATATTTTAATTAAATAAGTTTGTGTCAGAAAAAAAATAAATCATAAATAAAACATAATCCTTAACAAAATAATAGATTAATACAAATGAAATTAATAAAATACAAATGGTAAGATTTCTATTTTCAACCCACATAAAATCAAGTGTTTCATAAAGGTCAATAAAAAAAAATCCCAACATGAAAAATACTAATAAAAAAAATAGTAATATCATCCAATTAGTTTTTTAGGGGTTCAGTTCAATTATTATGTGTTATTATTTATACATAATAAATACTTTATGTAAGGTGTATATCTAACACATCAAACAAATTGATACCTTGTGTTATTTTAATTTCTTTTGAGTAAACCACAGACCCCCTTGAAATCTTTGAGAATTTAGTTGAAGTGTATATTGAGAATTATGAATTTAGCAAAACAAATGTTTGTACTATTATTTTTAATATTTATATGTTGTGGATATTTTCCTCTTACCATATTTTTTTTCCATAATTTTTTGATAGAGATCCCAATTCAAAATTGATTCATTAACTTGACTCTCATCATCTTTTGCCATTGCGTATAGTTTTCCAATCTTTTTTAACATTTTAGTTGAAACATAGTTAAATTTTTCAATTTCCACTTCGAAAAATTTTTTAGGATTGTCCTGATACTTGGTTACATATTTTAAAAATTTTTGTCTAATCTCATTTGTTTTTTGTAATTCTTTTATTCTTTCTTTAACATCAGAAGTTAAAATACCAAGTGATTCCGCAAATTCTAAAAATATGTCACTTTCGTGCTCTGTCATATTTATGAATAGTTCCATTTTATTGTTAACCAAATCAATGTAAGCCACTTCTAAAACTTTATTAATTTTTTCATCAATATTCATTTCGGAAGGTTCCTCACCTATGTGCTCTAAAAGTGCATTAAGTCTATCTTCACTTCCTTTTAATTGGTTAATAAAATCATCATATGTAAAGTTTTTTATTTCTAATAATTCTTTATAAACTCTGTTATTTTCCAAAAACTCTCTAAATTGAGACTTTGTGATATTTTTTCTTTTCATGGAATAAGCAACCTCTGTTGGTCTAACAAGGTTTTCGATTCCCGAGATATAATACATATATCTAAAAAAAACTGTATCTAAAACTGGTATTCCGAAAGTTCCTCGTTTTTGAATAGCTTGATATTCTGCGTCAGGACCAATCAAACCATATAATTTGGATTGTTTATCATACTTGTGTTTAATTTCGTGAGCTAAACTAGAGACATGTTCATCCCTCTCTTCTTCCATTTTTTTTATAAGTTCTTTGGGTCTCCAATTGTCTCCTACCGCAAATGTAATTATTAATTCCAAAGTACTCGAAGGTTGATTTTGTTTCATAAATTTATCTCTGTCGAACCCAAAAAATCCGCCCATGGTCATTTGAACTATATCTAAAACTCCTTCCTCTCCATCAATTTTTTCAAGATTTACAGTGAGTTTATATGAATCAATTTTAACTTTTTTCTTGTCTCCTAATTCAAATCGAATATTACCATTAAAAGTATACTCATCTTGTTTTGTATCGATGGATTTAATATCTCTTTCAACAACATCATATAACATATCAGCGGCGTTTAATATATTATCAGGGACCCCTAAGGCCTCAGTAATTAACTTGAGTTGATTATTAGTGATTATGATTTTTTTCATATAAATAAATATATTGGAGTTGTCGTTTTACCCAACAACTCCAACTAGGTCATCTAAGTTGTAATCATTTGAAATGTCCGATCCTATACTTCGTTTGTCCATCATGTGTACAATTTCAGAAACACTATAGGGATGCATAGAATTTCCATCCATACCAACATCCAACTTTTTACCGTTACCCCATTTGTTTTTTGCATTTAAGTGAACATGACCGTGAAGGTGGATAACACCTTTTTTTAGTCCGTACCAACTAGCTAATGGATAGTGACATAAAACAAAGTTTACATCATGTATTTTTACCTCCAAATAATGATTAACACTTAAGAATTTAGTTTGGATTTCAAACCTATTGTTTTTAATATGTTGATCATGATTACCTAAAACTAAGTGTACGTTTTTACAAATCAAACGATCTAAAAACTCTCCAATCCTATCAAATCCACCAAATGAAACATTACCCAAGTGAATTAGAGTATCATTTTGACCAACCTTGGAGTTTATATTATTTACAATCTCATCGTTCATTTCAGACACGCTTTGGAAGTTTCTTGTGAATCCTGCAGATATTTGACCATCTTGGGTTCTAAAATTTGTAATACCTCGACATATGTTTTTGTGATCGTAGTGAGTGTCGGATGTTATCCACACTCTACCAGTTGTTAATATTTTATCAAATTTCATCATAACTTAAATTCAAAACGATTTTTCATTTGTTCTAACTTATCTTCAGGAACTCCGTGTTGATTAACTCCACCGTGTCTATTTTCAACCACAATACTAAAGACCACATATCCATGTTCTTTTGCAAGTTTAAAGTACGGTTCCATTTCCCACTCTTGTGTGAAGGTATTGGATACCGCAATTTTTTTAATACCTGATGTCATGGCATGTCCAACAAACTCCTGACATTCTTTATGGGCCTCTTTTATTTCTGAAGGAACAAAATTATAGTTTCCATCATTATCATAAAAATAGTGATCAGCTTCAAATACATTTGCCGTTAATTGTTGTGCTAATGTCGTTTTTCCTGATCCTGGTACACCCCTGACAATGTATAATACTTTTTCCATGACACAAATTTAAGAAAAAAAAATGCATAAAAAAAGGGAACTATGTCCCTTTAGTTGAATTAATAACTGAAATTTTTTAAGATACGGTATTTTATCTAAACATGAATCTTGAAAGAGTTAATCGTATGTCTCAATACTAACCGGTATTTGAAGGTATTTTTCGATTGCGTTTTTGGTACTTGGTCCACAGATACCGTCTTCACTTATACCAGCAGAAAAACATTTATTTAAAGCTCTTTGAATGGTAATTACTTCATTATACGTATTGCTTGCTTCAGTAAGTAAGGCGGATTCAACAATATTTTCTTTTAATTTGTTGTATTGTCTTTGGGTTATTTGAATTTTACTCATAATTATTTTTTTTTTATTTACTCCAATTTGAGAAGTTATCAGTAGTCACCGTAGTGTCTACTTTCTTTTCTGTAGTGGCTTTCCAATCATCGGTGAAATTATCTTCACCTTCTTCACCACCTGATCCAGAAGAACATTTTTTCTTTTTAAGTGCATTTAAAGCGTCTTGGTAGTTGAAAGAATATCTTTGACCTCTTCGTGGTCGTGGATCTGGGTCTGGTACCACATTATTACATTTCCACCCACTATTTTTATAATCTTCCCAATTAGCGTGACCACATCTTTTAGCCTTTTCTTCTTTTTCATTTTTTGATTTGTCTTTTGGACATCTCCATCCAGAGTTCCTATATCCGTCTACATCATTACCCCAACCACATGCTTTAGCATTTTCTTTGAGTTTTTCATCAGGTATTTTTTTAGTTTTCTTTGCCAACTCACTTATAGGAATCCAAACATAATCCCTCCAATCATTATCCAAATCAATGTCTCCATCAAAGTTTTCAAATAAAGTTTCATTAAATCTTTGTTGATAAATTTCGCTTATTTTACATAAATCGGGAATTGTTTTTAACATTCTTAAATTGTTCTGTATCAATCTTTCATCTGTACCAAAACCTGAAGTAGCAGCATGAAAATTATCTGCAATCCCACGAAGAGTTTCAATACTGTTCACAGGTTTTCCCATGTTTTGTCTATTGTTTCTACAAAATACAAAAGCCTTTCTAACTCTATCGGCATATCCACCCCCTGTAGTTAACCAACCCGCAAGTGCTCCAACACCAGCTCCAATAACAGCACCCACAGCCGCACCTGCAGGTCCTGCTGCTGCAAGCCCTATAAGAGCGCCTGTTCCTGCACCTGAACCAGAAGCTGCCATGATTCTACCTGTAGATTGTCCGGGATCTTTATAAGTTTCACCTTCGTTAATTAGATTTCTTTCTTTTTGTATTCTTTTCTTATGTAATGATAAAATCCTATTTGATTCTTCTTCTGTTAAAACAATTTTATTTTTCATATTTTAATTTTTTTTATATAAATATATGAAAAAAGAAAAAAGGTGAGAATTCTCACCTTTTTTTGGGTCGACACTAAATTTAGTCATCTAATCCACCATCTTATTTTTTTAAAAAACAAGAAAAACTACTGTTTGTAAATCCAAAGTCTAATAGAAAAACTGTTGTTGTAATAATTTTTGAATTCAATATTTTCAATTATGCCTTGAGTAATATTATAATCATAAATTGTTCCAGAGAGATGTCCCCAAGTTGTGTTATTTAACACCAAAGTATATCCAAATGAGTTTCTATAAATATGATATGTCGATTCGACATTATTAAATTTATATTTATTATACGAAATAAACTTAAGAGTGTCATTTCTGAGTTCTTCATTGTAGTTTGTATTTAATATTTTTTTAATAACCCAAACTGTATTTTTTAAACTTATTGTCGTATCGGTGTAGGTTGAATCGGTTATATAATCGATGGGATTGTTGGGTTTTTGGGGTTTGAATTCTTGTTTTGCACATGAAAACAATACCACAACCATAAATAAAACTAAAAAAATTAATTTTTTCATACTAATGTTTCAATTTTGTTTCTTACTTGTTCTACTAAATTTAACTCAACTACACTTGTTAATACAACAGATTCTTTTAGAATTTTATGAGGAATGTGAACTAAAAAAGTATCACCATTAAAGTAGGATAAGTTTTCACCTAAATTTAAAGCCCCGTCAACCATTTTCAGAAAAATTTTAAACTGAACAGAATCTACAAATGTTTCAGATAGTAAAGTTCCAAACTTTTCGTTTATAATGGTTATTTTGTGATTGAATGTTGTTTTTATCATTTGAGTTTTATTTCTACAAATATAATAAAATATTTTTGAAGAAAAAAATTATTCGAATATTTTGGTCAAAATATCTAGTAATTGTTTGTTTTCTTTTTGATTTGGTATGTTTTCTTTCTTAAAGTACTTACACTTGGTATGTTCTTGTCCATCAGAAGCTTTATTCAAATTTGGTTCTTTTTTATTTTTGGTTTCTTGTAAAAAAACAAACATAATACCTTTTTTTATTTTTTCTTCTGAAAAAATATCAATAAATCCAATGAAATCTAAATCGGTGTTCAATTCAATATTTGTTTCTTCATAAAACTCCCTGATGGCGGCATATCCAGGTGATTCACCATTTTCAATACCACCGGAAGGGATTGACCATATGTTTGGTAAAGATTTGTCGGGAGATCTTTTACAAAGTAAAACTTCATCTCTACATTTTAAAATAACTCCAGCATTTTTTTTAAATTTTTTCATTGATATTTATAAATATGAGAGCTAAGATAAATGATAATTTTTTCGATCTAAAAACTGTTTTTTTGGACAAAGACATACAAAATGGTATGATGAAAAAAAAATTTGATGGTTCATACAATGGAATGTTATTTTTGATGAAAAATTTATCGCACTCGTTTTGGATGAAAAATTGTATTGTTCATTTGGACATTATTCACATTAAAAACAAAAAAATTTTAAAAATTCACCACAATTGTAAGCCTTGTTTTACTAATGAATGTGATAATTTCGAAGGTGAGGGCGATATGGTTTTAGAATTACCAGGAAATACTTGTAAAGAATATAATATAAAGGAAGGAGATATACTTCAACTAAGTTAACGAGTTTAATAAATCTAATATTGGATCATCAGAATCTGTGGGTTTACTATCAAAATCAATCGAATCAAAATTATCAATATCAGTCTTTGATATTTCACCCTGATCGTCATTTTCGTTTTCGCAAATTTGAACGTTTTCTAAAATTTTTTCAAGTTGTCTGTTTGTAAATAAATAATTTTTCATATATTATAAATATCATTAAAATTGAATTTTAATTTTTCGTTTTTCATCAACAAATGTTTGAACTCTTTTTTTTGCAACTTCACAATATTTTGGTGAGAGTTCAATTCCTAACCATCTTCGATCTAATATTTCTGCCGCGACTAAAGTAGTTCCCGAACCAACAAAAGGATCCAAAATAACATCGTTCTTGTATGACAAGATCTTGATTGCTTTGGTTGGTATGTCCATAGAAAATGTTGCTTTAGTCAAAGACTTGGTATCAGCAAAATAATTCCACTGACCAAACACAAGTTCCATAAATTCTTTTTTATCATTCTCACTATAAACCATTTTTTTTCTTTTAGTCCCATCCTGATTTTCAATTTCAGTTAACTCACCAGTCCACTCAGGTTGTCCTTTTACTTTCTTGATGTGTTTGTTTTTGTATGCTAATATTATACACTCCTTCGGGTTATAAATGTAAGGTCCGCTGGGACTCATCCACGATCCCCAAGCTGTAGTTTTACTTCTATGTGGTGATTGTTCCTCTAAATCAATAATACCAAAAAAACCATAACCAATCTTTTTCATGATTTGCCAAATCTCTGAAACAAAAAATATACGACCACCTTTCTTTTGACGGTTAATCTCGTAAGGAATGTTAAGTGCGATTCTTCCGTCATCTTTTAATACTCTATATGTTTCTGTTAACCAGTCACGACTGAATATTTTATAGTCTTCAAATTCAACATCATCTTCATAGACATCATAATCAATACCAACACCATATGGACAACTTGTGACCACCAAATCAATTGATCCTTCAGGTAAGGTTTTCATTACCTCAACACAATCTCCATTTATAATTTTTCCTGTTTCTATCATTTTTCAAAATATTATTTTTATTAATTCGCACACCAATTTCCAAGTAAAACCTAACCAAAAAATGACAAGTGTCATTAATATTATTCTGTAAAAATGTTTCATACCACATTCACTAACAGTTGAGCAACTTTATATCCTGTGAAAGCCCCTGCCGCTGCAGAACCCGGCAACACAATGAACTTTCCAAGAATTGTGTCATATTTTTTTCTATTCACAATATAAGAAATTAGGATGTAATAAACAATATAATTGATCAAAACTAAAAGATCTAACTCTTTAGCAACAAATACAACTATTGAATTTCCAAGGAACCCCCACATGAAATTAATAAGAGTTTCTCTCATCAATTCGTTTGGTGTTGTAAGTGCGTCTAAAACTGTAATCTCTCGATCAAATCCTTTTCTCGAGTTGTTGAATGTGGTGTTCGAGATACCATTTTGCTTTTCTAAGGTCTTCGAGTTCCTTGTTTTTTCCTTTTTTTCCTGCACGACTAATATATTTTATTGTGTTTCCCAAACTAAATCCCAATCCCCAAGCATCTATCACTTTGATTGCTTCGTAATAATTATTTTTTCCTCCGTAATGATCTGGATGGTTTATTTGTTCAATCATTCCTCCTCTCTGTATTCTTTTAATAACTCATCGTTGGATTTTGTCCCATATTTTCCTTCTAATGATTTGAGATCAACATGTGAATTCATCATATTTTTCATTTCGTAAATTTGGTGCGTTGTGTTAAGTGACTTTACAATTTCAGAAATAATTTTGTATGGGTCCGCATTTGATCCTGGTCTTCTATCTTCAACATAACCTTTCCATTCGTTTGCCGTGCCCTGTGGTACCCTGATTGATGCTCCACGATCAGACACACCCCAACTAAACTTATCAATTGATTGTGTCTCGAATTGACCTGTAAGTCTCAAATGGTTTTGTGATCCATAAGCCCTAATATGATCTTGGTGTCTTGATTCAAATGCATTAAATAGTGCCATAAAATATTTTTCGTCTCGTTCATTTCTCATTTTATCTGTTGAAAAGTTTGTGTGCATCCCCGATCCGTTCCATTCACCATGAGTTAAAGGTTTCGGATGCAGTTCAATATGATATCCATATTTCTCTGAAACTTTATAGAGTAAGTACCTTGTCATCCAAAGATCGTCCCCCCCTTTATGTTTTCCTTCCGAAAATACTTGATATTCCCATTGACCTAATGCAACTTCTGCGTTTATACCGGTAATATTGATTCCATAATTTAAACACATATTCAAATGTTCGTCCACAAATGACCTACCTACCACATTATGTCCAACACCACAATAGTATTCACCTTGACCTTTAAGAATATTTCTTTTATGGCCCAAAATACTTCCATTTATTTCTTCACGAATAAAATATTCTTGTTCAAAACCAAACCAAAGATCCTCGAAACCTTCACCAATTTCGGATCTTTTATTTGTTTCATGTGGTGTACCATCAGGGTTTAATACCTCACACAAAACATAAACGGTATTGTTTTCTAGTGGAAAAGTTTGTGGAATATAGTGTCTGACGGGGTTTAATAAACAATCTGAGTTTCCTGTATCGGCTTGATTTGTTGATGATCCATCAAAGTTCCATATTGGAAAGTTGCCATCTAAAAACGAATTTTTAACTTCATCGTATTTGACAATTTTAACTTTGCTTCTGAGGTTTGGTTCTGGTTTATACCCGTCTAACCAAATGTATTCTAGTTTAATTTTCATGTTATTTTTATTGTGTTATTTGTTCGTATTTTTTTGTTTGAGAAATGATTCCAGAAATTCTTCTTTTAAACATAGGAAGCAAAGTTTCGTTAATAGGAAAAATGTCTTTTGATGTCATTAAAAATATTGGTCCAGTTTTTTTATCAACACTCTCAAACGTAGAAAAGTTATTTATAATTTTTGGTATTGTCAATTCGTTAATTTGATCTTGATAAATTAATTTAACTTTGGTCATTTGTTGAGGATTATATTTTGTTTCTTTTTTAATGATATATTCCCATACATAATGATTTTTTTTATGATCAACAAAATAAAAAAAACCTTTTGGGTGTAGAATATTTTTTTTGTTTCTTTTTATTTTCATATCCAAAGAATCAAAGACTATGGTCCATACAGATTTTGCGATACTGAAATATTCCATTATTCTTGGTGCAGAATACATTAAAATTTTTCTAAACTCTTGGGATTCTTGTTTGGACATTTGTGGTATTTCTTTGAACTTGAGATCTTTAACCATTATCTCATCATCAATATTGGTAAGTTTTTTGTCGGTATAAATTATTTTATGATCTCTCATGAGTGCCTGAACGTTCATTAAATGCAATGAAAGTTCAATAAAACCTGGATACAATTCCAATTTATCAAGTCTGTCTCCCATTTTTTGAAAGTAAGAAAGTAGTTTGTATTCTTTGTATTCTCGATCAATTGGTTTTTCAAACATCCAATCGGTGTTCAATAAAAACTCTATTTTATTTCTTCGTGCCATTCATTTGAAACATAAGACAAATATATAAAGAAATAAAGGTCTATGATACTCTCATGACATAATACTCCGTTCCATTTATATCATATGTCTCGTGATCACCATCATAAGAGTTAAGTAATGATCCATATCCATCTGAACTAACTACCGTATTTACAATACTATCAGTGTCAATAAAATCCATAATAAAGGTTTTATCATAACCGTAGTGACTTATAAAATCTTTTATGTCGTCTTCCCATTCACTAACTCTATCATTTATTTCGTTTTCTATTGCACTTTCGTCATAACCACCTTGGGGATCTTCTTTGATTTCTTCTATTGTTTCTTCTAAACCTTCAATTTTTAACTCAAGAGCTTCATATTGATCATCAGGTAAATCTTCATTTTCCAATCTTTTATTTAAAGAGTCTAAGGTTACCTGAAGTTGTTGGACCTGTCTCATTTGTTGTTGGGAAAGTTCTAATGGAATGTCGTAATTTTCAGGATCATCTCTTACTATATCATCGTAAAAATCATATAACCAACTTGCCCAACTTTCCGTATCTAATGCACCATCAAAAACCCACTCTGAAAAGGCATCCATACCCATGTCATCTAACAAACTGTCAACTGCGTTTTTAGCGGCATAATCGGCTTCTTCTTCTGTATAAACATCATAGGTATTTGGATTAAATCTATTATCACCACCTAACCATTGGTATTGTTTTCCATGACCATAGGTTGCTCTTCCACTTGGGTATATGAAATATTTGTCTTCAGGAATCTCATTTCCTTCTTCATCCTCAACCATATCAATATCACCCCTCTGTTTCAAAAAATCGTAAAGAGCTTCAGTTCTTTCAGAATCATCTTCACCATTTTCAACATCCCATTCACCTTCTTCTCTTTTTTCGTCTAACTCATCAAGTTTTTGATCCAATTTTGCTTGTTCCCTTATTTTCCACATAGTAGATCCGTAGTCAGATATGTAACTATCTACGGTAATTCCTTCTGTACTCGGTACATTGGTGTAACTTATGTCTAACCTACCCATAACTCTAACGACACCGGTAAGTGATCCAACATTTTTATTCCCACTAACATCTAACGAACCAGTAATTACAATACCTTTACCTCTATATGGTTTGAGTTTAGATATTCTTTCAGCAATACCTCCAACATCTTCCAATAAATCTAAGTATTCATAAGGTGAAATTGAAACCAAATTCTCATCTTGTTCTAAAATATAGTTTTTCAAAAATTTTTTTAACGACATATGTTATAAATATCCAAAAAAATATAATTGATTTTTTTTATTTAGTGATTAAAGTTTATTTTGTTAGATATTTATAATCAAATAAACCACTTAAAATAATTATCATGGGCTGCGGATGCAAAAACAAAGCGAATCAACAAGCACAACAACCAATCCAACAGGTGAGTCAAGCACAACAACAAGGCGGAGGAAACGCCGCTCAACCAAAAACAAGTGTCCAAGAAAATGTTAAGAAAATAATTTCTAAATATTACAGAAGGTAACCTTTGTTGTGTTAAAAAAATTATAGGTGTTCTTTCGGGACACCTTTTTTTTTGTTTGATATTTATAACATATGAGTTTAGAAAGAGCAAGAAATTTAGTTCAGTTATTTAACAATGATGAATACCATGATGAGATTGAACCGTATTTTAATACTTTAATGAATTTCTTAAAGTTCATTAAAAAATATGGTTTATTAGATGAACTTGATTTAACACAAATACCATCAAGAGATTTTGATGACGAACTTTTTTCTTTTTTAGCTGAAAATGGTGTTGTGTCAAACATGGACTATGATAATATACCAGGTCAATTCAAAAATCATTTTTTACTTTATGGTTTAGAAAACAACTATGAAGACACAATGGTGTTTATAACAAATAATCTTATTACTGATGTAGATATTAGACCAGACGGTTTTTATCTTCATTTAAGAGATAGAGAAGAATTAGAAATTCTTTTTTGTGGTGGAAGACGAAATGAAGGTGCAAGAGGTGTGGCAAAAATAATTTTAAGTGAAGATGGTTTAGGTTATGATTGGTATTATAGCGATTATGTAAAACCATATCAAGTTGTTGAGGAACTGGATGACTCAAACATTACAGCACTTAAAGATATTATTTTTAAAGAAATCGGGGATAAAGAATTGTCTTTAGAGGATTATGACTCTGACTTTTTTTCTGAACTTTCCGAAGAACAAGGAACTGAAGGTTATTTTAGAATAAGAGCCGAAGACTTAAATGGTTTAGTTAGTGATGAAGATGCTTTTAACGAGTTATGTAAAAATGATTTGGATGAATTAGGGCTTAATTTAAGGAGTTTATATGGGCAAGCAGAAAATAGTGCGTATGAAGATGAATTATATGATCTTGTCTATGGTGGTTTAGACGAATACTTTGAAGGAAGAATTAGTGAAGTTCCAAGAGAGGTTACTAGAACTGATGGGTCTAAAATAACAAGAT